GCAGTGTTCGGCGCAATCTTCAAATCAGTTGCGACCTTTTCAATCGCAGCCATGTATGCCTTTTCGGCATTGGTAACTGCGGCTTGAGCAGATTCCCGTGTGCTGGTCAATTGAAACTGAGCTTCCCTTATTGCTAACTTCTGCTCAGATGATAGGGTTGGGTACTCTCTCGGTGATTTCACTTCATTTTCCATTTGACTCCTCCTGTTTATTCAGATAATCTACTAACCCTAGCAGACATTCACAACTGTCGGCTAGTAAACCTAAAGCCATATTACACTGGGGACATAAAATTCCACGATTCTTCTTTGTCTTGTGGTCGTGGTCAAAGTGACCGCCCTCTGGGATGGATCGGAGACACTGTAGATTCGCGCATTTATACCCTTGGCTTTCTAAAATTCGATCTCGTTCTCGGATCGTTATGCCATACAGACGAAGGAATTTTTTCTCCTTCATTCGGGCCAACATCTTGACCCTATAGTGGCCGACGCACTGACAAGCGAACTTATTTGATGAGAAATTTGTCCCAATGTCTGATGCTTTTGTCGTTATGGGCCTGTAAATGTTCGTATCCAGCAGCCCGCTGACGGGGATCAAATAATAGACGCTTCATTACAATAAGGACTTCGTTAACGTCGTCCGGGTCAGCTTTCCATGAAGGCGGTGCCCAATAAATCGCGGGCGAGACTACCGAAGGCACACCGACTGAGATACCATCAGCCGTAATCATGTTGAATGACTCGGTATAGCTTACCTGAATCAGAATGTCCATTTGACTTACTAGCTTTACGAATTCGTCCCAATATACCCAAGAATGCCTTATGACTTTGATTTTTCCTGCGCACATTTGGTCAATTGCGGGGGCTGTAGAACCGCATTCACCCTCACCACCTTCAGACATATGGAGTTCTACTTCAACCCCTTCAGACGCAAGAGCGACAGCCGCTGCGGCAGCGGTCATAAAATTCTTCTCTGGTCGAATTGCGCCGAACGCGCCGATCTTTACTAGCCCGACACCCTCCCATTCTTTTTTGATTTGTGGACCAAGGGGATATAGGTTCGGCAGAAGAACGACACCTTCGTCGTATGCCTTTCGCATCCAACGGACAAACTTTTCCGAGTTACCACCAACTCTGATATTTCCGAATTCTTCCGATAATTCATGGTACTTCCGCAGGAGTTCTATGCCGCAGGGGTCTGCTTGTAAGAAGCCTACGTTTGAATGTGACAGAATTACGAATTGAATGTCAGAAAATTCCGTAAGCAGATTCCTCATGTCAAACAGAGACAGCCAAGGTGCCGAAATAACGACATGCGTCAGTTGCTCTTTATGGCTCAGATTGTAGTGTTCGATTTCGCGAACCAAATCTACGTTATGCCGAACAGGAAATACTGAGACATGATATCCGTCTTGTTCAAGAACCTTTTTGGTGGCAAAACCTGCAACATTTAGTCCAACACAACTGCTACGAACCCAGCAGGCAAAATCCTTAAACACTAGTGCGAGTCGTGCGTCTTTCTTTTTCATGTCACCTTTCAATCTCGGCCAGAATCATTTCTTTTCATGCCATGCATCCTCTTCAACCTTGAGATCGTGCACTTCCTTACTGATTGCGATTTCACGGTATAGTACGTACAAAGATACAGCCAAGCCCAGAATCGAAGCGATACTGCCTATGATAGAAATCATGCTAGATTCCCGCAGCATGCCCCGTAAAGATTCCCGCGAGGAAGCCCAACCCAAAACCCCTTTCGAACCATTTTACGCTATTACGATGGCCTTCCGCTTTGACGGCGGCAACTTGAGCCGTGCATGCCCTATTTTGGTCTGTCAATTGGGTGTTCAGTCCCGTAATCTGGGAATTCAAGTCTGTCGTAAGCAAGTCTGACTTCTGAACTTCCGCCAGATAATTTCCAGCAATCTTGGTTTCGTCGGCCAAGTTTTGTACGAGTACAGGAACCTGCTCAATCATGTCTAGAGTCTTGTGGGCGTCTGTATTAGATACAACGATGATATCCCCGGAGGCCGAGACCAATGTGCCCGCAACTTCATTCCATCGAACTGCCACGCCTACCGTCGGCAGATTGGCGTCTGTCGCTCGCTGCGCCGTACCAGATGCCGTTCTTTGGGCAATAGAGGCGTTTAGGCTGGCATTCTGGGCAGCAAGGACTTGAACCAGTGCCTGATACTGCTGCGTCACCTGGGCTGTCTGGAGGGCTAAGGCGGCATTATTCTTCTGGTCATTGACTGCGATCTGCTCAGCGGCGGCGTACTTAGCATCTTTTCTCGCCGCTTCGACATCGTAGAACTTGCCCAACCCGAAGGTTCCGACTGCGAGAACTAGCGCGAGCATGATCAAACGCTCATGTGCTTTTAACCACATCCATCCGAATTGGGTGACTGTGGGTATAATTACGGGGGTAGACATGTTTCCTCCTACTTCTTTACATGCTGGGGGACGTGTTGGCCTTTTGAAGCCTTATCCCACTCTTTAAGTGCAGTCTTTCCGAGAACTTCAGGATGCGCGTGTAGGTATCCCCTTTGGGCCATGCTGGCAAAAGGGTTAGCTGAAACCAGCCCACCGAAGTCACCTTCTTTTTGGCTGGCACCATGCGGTCCAACGCCAATTTCCATTTTCACTCCCCGCGTACGAGAGACAATTTGAGAATGCTCGGGTGTATCAAGACCATGCAATGTGCTACGGTCCGCCTTACCACAACCTGTTAGATGTGCCATTATCGTTTCCTTTTCGGTGTCGCTCTACGAGACGATTTCGTTCGATCCTCAAGAATTGCTAGAGTTTTTACCACTCCATCCCAAACCTGTAACTGTTTCATATGTTGCTCGGTCAGTGTAGATTGGACCATATCAAGTTTTCCTGAATGATCGCGGAGAAGCACGTTCGTTTCTTTGGTTTCTGTCACAGTACTGACCGTTGCTTTTTCGATGCCGCTCAAATGGTTGTTGAGCAGAGTGTCCGCCCATCCAGAAACCGCCGTCTTCGCTTTATAGAATACGGTGATTATTGTGATCAGGGGCAACCAGAACTTAATTTCCGAATATGCCGTACCAAAATGCTGGAGTTGTTGGGATTCAAACATGTCAATTCTCCGATACTTGAATTGCAGGATGATTCAAAGGAACGGAATGACCCGGCTGATGGCGGAATTCTGGTTTTGTAAATAGCCCATGCACGGGAGCATTCTTGGTACTCATTGACGCTCCATTAAGTGGAGCGTTGCTTACGTCGCCCGTCCATGCATGGGCCTGCACGGGAGGCTTGACTGGGTCGGTATCGAGTTGGGGACGAAGCCCTTTCGGATTTGGAATCTGTTTTCCTCCGATGATAATATCTTCTGGCATACTTTATCCTTCCCTGCGCGACTTTGACCACAACCGGCCATGCGCGACAGCTAGCGTAAAAGCTAACGCGATTAGAATGATTTCTAGTTCACTCATATGTATCCTAGGTGCTAGTGGAGTCCCGGCCTGTCCACTTGCTCGAACGGATGAATGACGATGGGCTTTCGCCAGCACCGACCGGACGTTCATGTTCGCCCGTTAGGACGAAACTTTTGTATTCCAAGAACTGTACGCCTACCAATTTTTTGTCCAGTTAGATCATCCATTAAAATTTTCTAATTCCTTCTCAAGTAGGGCCATAGCTCTCCAAGCCAATTTTGCAGAGTGACGCACCCCATCTGAATCAACCGTCCCTCTCTGTAAGAAGTGCCGAATGAGCGCATCCGCCTCATCCGTACTCTTTGTTCTGTCCCAATGAAGAGGGGCGTTCGGCCCATTATGTTGTATATTCCCTACATAAGATACATGGGAAACTTCCGCCGCCGCAAGCGGGAAATAATCAAGAAACCCAGTCCCGATAGGATAAGTTTTTCGTTCCTTCGGGTCGGTTACCAGCACCACGTCTTTCTTATCGGTCACAGTTCTTCCTCCAAGAGTCTACCTGTGTCTCGTTCTACTCCCCGCGCTATATCGTCATAAATGGCAATACAGTGATGGGTTTTTTGATTGGTTATTGGAAGTACAACTCCGAGATGTGATTTGCACCACGCTTCTATTGGTGCCTTTACCATATCCTCTTTAAGCACCGTCGTAGGGTGATAACAATCCATTCGTGCGGTAAAGATACGAACGTCAATTCCTGCGGCAAGCCAAATCTTTACCCGTTCTACCATGCGAGGAATTGGAGCGCCTGTTGCACAGTAATCTTCAGGCCAATTGCATCCATGTTCGGCCAGCGTGCCGTCGAAATCAACCGCGATGTATTTGCCCTCAATCACTGACCCTCCACCGACTTCGGCAAACGCTTGAGCGTATAACCATTTATCTGTTTGAGGCTGACATACATTTGAAGAAGGTTGAAATTGATCATGTTATAAGGGAACACGAAAGATTCTTCGACTTCCCCTTGAATATCATCCGTTCGCAGGACAGTTAGACGAGCGAGGTCGCCCACACCGCCCGAACCGTCCATCTTGATTGCCCCACCACAATTACAGTTACCGTCTTCGCATGCCATATTCTCCTCCTCAAGAGAACTCAAACTTTTCCGTGCCGACGTAGGTATTCGATTGCTCTCTCCAAGGATATGATATTGTCTTGGAAATTACCGAGTGCTTTATTACACCAATCACAAAGTAGTTCTCGGTTCCGACCAGTCTCATGATCGTGGTCAATATGCGGAGTGGTGTTCTTGTCTAGGAGGGTAAAATCTCTCCTACATATGGCACACTTATTATCTTGCATTACTAGCTGGGATCGAAACTCCGATTCAGTCACCCCGTGTTTATTTAATCGAATCGTAGAAGCCCGGACTTTCTTTGCTTCCGGGCTTCGATTCTTTTCGTATCTTTGATGGTATGCTTTTGTACATATACGGCATGCTCTCTTCGCATTCAAGTTATCAGGCGTACGAGCGTGGCCATTCTTGCAATGCGTCTTTAGGATCATTTCAATTCTCGTTTGGTCTTAATTGTATCAAATGCCGCGTCGTTATAAATCACCGTTGCAATCAAACCTTGATCCTTATTCCATATAAAGGCTTCTGCTTGACGCTGGTTTGATACATAGCCGTTGGTCGCATGCCAATCGTCAGCCGGGCATAATGCCGGGAGTATGCGTACCTTCACTCCATGGTCTTCCGTAACCTTATCGCAATGACGATGTCCTGTATGCACTTCTCGGAATTTTGTTCGCGCCCACATTTCTGGTTGCTCGGTCGCCATCAACATCGGATAATTAGACCCCTTATCCCCGTGGGTGAAGGCCAGCATGACTTTACCAAACTCGTGATACTTACGATAACGAGGATCGTTTTCGACAGTGACATTCTTGTCGCTGCGATACCAAGATTCGAGAGAGTCGCCCATGTGCCATGCTGCGAGTTGGTCATGGTTGCCTGGTACGACCAGAACTTTTACCGGGGCGATTAACTTCAACTTCTCAATCGCTTCAATGAGCGTATAGCGCACTGTTCGAAATGTCTTATGGTAGCGTATATCCGTTGTGACTACTGTGCCTGCAGTCGTAGTATTCTCAGCGTTATCGCTGTTCAGCAAATCGTTTCCGATGACGAATAGAACGCGATCAAACTTGTACCCACTCGAACGTTCGATGAGGGTATTGAGCGCCCGCATAAATATCGCCTGGGCAATTTGCACGTCATAAGGCTCGTGCCCTGTTTCCTTGGGCCACGCCAGCTTTCCGAAATGATGATCGGAGATATTGATCTCCAACATATTTCCGGAAACACTCTCTGGTCTTTCGATCTTCAGAATCTTACGCTTCAGTCCGTTGCAGGCTAACGATTTCAAGTCTGCAATTTCATCCAAAATCTCGATGATGTGCTTGCGCTTACGGAAGAATGCGCTGATCTGGAATTCGCCGTCCGCCAAATCCTTTGCGCGGAAACGGTACAGTTCCCAAACTCGCGTGTCGATCTTCAACTGCTTGATTACTGCGTCCGGGCTACAAACGGTAGTATTCGGAATAAACACATTCCAATCATCCCCGTCGATCTTGCTGGTCATGCCTTCTTTGTTGATTCCTGCTTCATCGCAAAAGTCTTCCCACTTCGGCCAATAATGCGACCACGACTTTTCAGAGTACTCGCCTTGCTCGCGGTAAAAATTCCGCGTCACTTGTCCATCGTTCTGGTCTGCGACTCTCTTCAAGTCAGCGGTCAGGATTGCTTTGGAAACTCCCATTATGGTTCCTTTCAACGCCCTGCTCCTCACTAAAGTCAAGGTTACCAGAGTAACGGTTACCTGTCAAGTTAATTCTTTGGCTGGTCGCTTCGCCCCATGCCCGCGACCTTGTTGATCGCGTACCCGGAGAAAGAAGCCGAAACGAACATGGATGCGCCCCCAAGGTCTGGAAGATGTCCGGTCAGAACCACGATATACGAAACCCAAACGATGGTCGCTAAGACACCGCCGCCCGCGAGTAGCCGGGTTGCGCTGCCGGAACCGTCGGCTTCAGAGAAGGTACTTTTCAGATATGCGAATAATCTCTCACGCATGGTTGCTCCCTGCTGAACAGGCAAAGGTGTGGGCCGTATGGACTGTTCCCATGGCACCCAGAACGGCATCCTTCGCAGAGCCGTTGTAGACTTGGAAGTCCGATCCTGCCACAGAATTCACGCCCGTCACCGTGTTACATATAATGGTTGATTTATTCCACGGTATCGGATTGATGAACGGAGGCGTGTATGGAACGTACGGAGTGCTGTCCACTGGCAGCGACGGTACAGGTACAAACACCATCTTCTGCTGGTCACCCTTTTCGACGCGGGAATCTTGTAATGCTTGCAATGCAATCTGTAAAGCGAGTGTCGCCTGCTGCAACGCCTGGATCGCACGATCCTGTAGTTCGAGCAATTCGTTGACATCTTTCTGAACTTTTATCTGCATACCTCTTCCTCTCTACTGAAAGAAACTCAATGAATTTTGATTAGCCACAATTGGGTGTTGCCTTTGACCCGCCTGTGGACCGTCTTCCTTGATTGGGTCGATTATGTGAGACTTAAACCAAGGTCTCTCCACCTTATTCAAATCGCAAAAATACAGTGCGCCCTTGGACATATCTGGCACCGAGCCATCAAATACACCCGTTACGACATGGAGCAACTTCACGAAATTTCCATCCCATGCACCCGGGTAAACAAGTGGCGGAAGTTCCATCTCTGCCGCGAAGGGGAGCACATTAGTCATCACGTTCAGATGGTTGCCCCAACCACATTTTATGCGATTCATGAATACCGACATCACCATCTGTCCGGCGATGTACCCGCCTCCATAGGATTGGCCGTATCTCCAGCCAAGAGACACGAGACAACTTTGTTGTACGTCTTCAATTTTTAACAAATCGACCCCCGTTCTCCCCGTAAAGAGGAGGTCACAGCATCTCGTAAGTACTTGGAAAGACTTGATTTAGAAGTCTTCCCAACGTAATATTTGCCGTTGACAAGATTGGTAATGATGTAGACAGAGTGCTTCATGGTCATAGAATAGCACTTTCGTAATATCCTGTCAAGCTATTTATTGTCCTAAAGCTAAACTGCCTAGTTTGTGGGCCACATAGCCCCCAACTCCGGTCATCGCCGCTGCTCCCCCCAACCCATACAATCCTATCTTGCGGTTACGCATAATTTTGTCATATGCGCCAGAATGCTCAAGCGTATGATCAAACAATTTATTCGCGCCATCTTCACCAAGAGCGTCCTGCAATCGCCCTGAATCATATAGTGCGTTGATACGGGAATGTAACATCTTTGGATTGAGCGTCTCAGGTGATTCCTTCAACAACTCGGGAGTGGAGAAGTCGGGATGTGCGCCGGTCGTACTTTTCTTAATGGCGTTATCCAGATCATACAGAGCCTGAGACTTTCGGAAATTTGCGTCCGCCCGATCAATCAATTTGGGGTCTATGCCTTTCGCCTTCGCATCATCAAACGCTTCCTGCATAGCGTCTTCAGTTTCTTTCTGGCCTTTCAGGATAGATGCTTCTTTTTGCACATCCTCTTCACTGCCCGAAAGATTTTGCAACTGGCGTCGGCCATTGGCTAATTTATCTCTAAACCGCTGGAATCTTCCATTTGTGGCGTCATCCAACACTTTATAATCGGCCTTAGAGGCCGCATAAACTTTGTCACCCGCCTGTTCGACAGTCTTACGGATCGACTTTAGCTCTGGTTTCGCTGCTTCAGAAGATGCATTCGCTTTTTCGGCAGCTTCTGAGGCTTCTAGTTCTGGGGTAACTTTAGTGACTTCATCTTCCGCAAGGGGACGATTGAATTTTGTCCAATTCATTCCGTCAGGATGTTTAGTAGTAGTGTAGTCTTCAGGCTTAAGTCTATTCAAATCAGTACGGATGAGTTCCTGTTTGGTGCCTGTCGTTTTTCCACGCCATGCGGGGTCATTTTCATCAGCGTAACCTCTCGCTTGAGACAGGCTATCAGTTGCTTGGGCACGCCCTTGTGTACCTATACCAGCTTCACCCGCATCCCGACTACGATACGCATAATTCGGTTCTGGTGCAGGCTCAACTGGTGCAGTTTTAGTCGCATCTACGATAATATCCCGAATACCTGTTTGTAGGGGTTTTTGCAATACTTTAGGACTGAGCAATCCTTTTGTAGTTTTGTACGCAGCCCCTGCACCCTCAGTTATCGCGCCTGTCCCGGCTCCCATGAGTGTAGCGAGTCCAGCAGTCTTCAAAGCATCTGTCGGAGTCGCTCCATGTACATAAGACTGTGCACCCGCGACTGTGCCCTGTCGCATGGCTTGTAGGCCATGGTCTAGAATTGCGGCAAGACGTGGACTTGACTTTGCGTATTCTGCGAGTTTGCCTGCGAGTCCCAAACGCTGAGCCACGCTCAAACTTTTGAGGGCTTCGTCTCCCGCCAAAAATTCCGAAATTTGCTCGACACCATAGCCGACTTTTTCTGCCGTACCTTCAGGTTTTGATTCTGTTTTCAGAGCGGTAATGCCTTCGCTTGGTGCGAGGATTTCACCAACCAATGGAATCTTATTAATTATGGAAGAGACATCTCCGACAGTTGAGGCAGCACCTTTACCCGCACCAAGGGCTGCATGTCCAGCGGCAGCTACTACAGGGTTGTCTTTCTCCCGTTGCTGGATTGCGGTGGCTTGTCCTGCAGGGATTGCTTCTCCTGCGGTAGACTGATATGAACTTCCACCTGTGGGCTGGCCCGAGAACATTGGCTGCATGTCTATATGCGGTCCTGCGGCGGCTGGAGGGTTCGCTGCGAGATCAGGACGTGCCTTCGTCTGTGGTATGCCAAACGTTGCCCCCTCTGGGAGATTTGTTGAATCTCCCACTACGGGATTACCAAATGTCGCTCCCTCTGGAAGTTTGTCAGCCATGATTTGCTCCTTATTTGGTCGGGAATGCAGTATAATTAGTACCCTTCGCGTCATCGGCGTATCCTACTGGGATACCTTTTACTAATACAGGCGTCTTCCCTGTTGGAACAGTATTCGTAGGTCCGCCCGCATTTGCACCCGCGAGAGAAGTCTGCGTCATCATTCGCTTGCGTTCATCGGGGGTCATTTCTGACCATTCTTTTACAGAAATGCGACCGCCCTTATCTTTGTAATGCTGCATGACATCGGTAATCTCGTTCATTGCACCCATGAACTGTGAATCGTTCATGTTGAGACCAACCAACTTGTTCATCTTCTCCATGACAGGCACAGAGAAACGTCCACCGACGTGTGCACCAGTCGCAGCAGTCTGCATGAAACTAATTGCGGCGAGAGCCTTGCCAGCATCTCCCGTAGACATGCCAGCTTTCGCCAGCATCTGTGTGGTTACGCCTGTCAACGGACCGTTCGGTAGAACGCCCGCTTGATGCATCTTCTGCAACGTATCTGCGGTCTTCAATACGGCATCCGCAAAGTCAGCACGATTCGATTCCTGCATCGTCGGTGCCATCTTGCTCAATGCACGCCATGGGATCGGCTGGCCGGTGTGCTGATCAACTAGCATCTCGTCACTGGCGTTATCCAATGTCAACTTAGTATCGCCTACTCTACCATTGTTGAACAACTGCGTCTGCTCTTGGTCAGTCAATTTATTGCGAGCGAGTGTCTGATTTGTTACGCGATCCGATGCTTTGCCCGCTTCTTCCATAACACGGTTGTATTCCGCATATGTTGGTTTAGGGCCGAGTTGACGAGTATAACTATCGACCGCTGCGGCAGATAGATTGGGGTTGCGAACGGCAATATCATGTCGCGCACCCGAGACAATCGTAGACGGGACGGGCTGTGATTCTTGGCCCTTTTCGCCCTGCTTGAGGTCGGCGGCTCGCTTGTTAGTCATGGCCTGTAACCCTTCACGGGTCACGCCCAGTGATTGGTAATACGCATCAAACGCCACCTTTTTGTCTTTCAGTGACGGGTCGCTACCCATCTTGTCTAAAGCGATGTCCAGAGGATAGTGGGCATATTTGCCAATCTCAGGAAGAATCTGGCGGATGACGGCTTTGTCTTTAATCGCTTTGCCTAAATCATACTTCGCGTCATTTCCTGATGCGGCGTTATACTCGCTCATCTGGTCGTTGGTGCCTGCTGTCGCACTGCCAAGCACATTCTGCTCAGTCGCATATTTTGCGAGAATACTTACAGGAACGGCCTGTCCGTTCGGAACATGCTGCAATTTGTCCTTGAACGCAGAGTCTTCCCGTAGTTTATCGGTCATCTTGATCATGCCTTTTGGATCATAAATAGTGTAGGTGTACACGTATTTCTGATTGCCGTCGGCATCGGTTACGAGTTGCTTCGCGTCAGGGAATACCATATCTCGGGTGACATGCAAAGTATTGTCTTTCAACATGTTTTGCATGTCTTCTTCAGACACGTTCTGTTTCTTGATTAGATCAATAGGATTGCCGTCTTTATCGACAGCTTCGCCTGAATCTTGCTCGTTCTGCATTCCTTGGATGACATTGCTCGCGGTGTCCAGCGTGTCGTCCATGACTTCCCCTTGCATTTTCAGGTTGGTCAGGATTGCAGCATGCTGTTTCAGATTGTGATCAGTAATTGCGAATGCACGAGCCTTATCTTCATCAGCTTGGGTCTGAGCAGTCGCCTGCGTTCCCGCTTGCGTAAATTTTGATGTTGCTGCTGCGCCTGCTGCTGCTGAGGGTCCGAAATCCTGAACACTGCGACTACCACCCGTCTCTGTTCGAGAAGTGGGTGCCGCGTATCCTGCGACCATCGCAGACAATGCACCCGCGAGAATCGAAGCACCGAGAGTCTTCACACCCGCTTGCTTCATGATTACTTTGCCATTCGCGTCAACTGCCGGGCGTCCCGTAACGGGGTCAATTTGTAGCCGCTGGCTTCCGCCTGCGAGCATGCCAAGCACATTCTTAAATACTGATTGGTGAATTTCTGCGGGGTCGGTCGGCACATTCGATGCAGGAGCTTTCGCTGCTACGCGTGATGCGTCCGCTGTCTGATTAGCCGTCGGCGGGGTCGCGGTAGTCGCCATGGCAGAAGATGCTGTCTGCGATTGCTGGACTGTGCTAGGTTTATTGGCCTCAGTGTTATTGATCGGAGTATCCTGCGGAGACGGAATCTGATTGTCCGTTACCGTACTAGTAGTCGTCTGCAACGGATTCTGGGCAGCGATGTCACTATTAGATGGTGTGTTTGCGTTGTCTGCCATATTTTCTCCTTACCAGCCCGTGTTGCCAGTATCGACTGGAACGCTACTTGGTGCACTACCGCCCGTCGTTCCGCCGCCTCTTCCATTCCAGAAATTTCCTACGTTTTCAAGAAAACTGGAATCTTTTGAAGTATTTGCCATACCGTTTGAGAACCAATTCCCGCCAGAGTCTCCCGAAGCCTTCGGAGTTCCCGCACCACCCATTGCCATTGCCATCCCTAATCCCGGTGCGAGCATGTTTACACCCCCCGCCACTACTCCTGTCACCGGCTTGACCCACCAGTTAGACGCGGCGTCTGCGGCTTGAGCATTTGACATGTTCTTGTCAAGCCCTGTTTGTGCAGCCCTGTCAAACTCTCCCATGTTATTGAATACGCCCGGAGCGGCTGCAAGTCCACGACCGGCAGTCTGCCAATTCTGATTGCCTTGTGCCCAATTTTCTTGCTGAATTTTGTTAAGTTCGCTTGCCGTCTGGCCTGCGACATCTGCCGCGAGCCTTTCACGTGATCCGGCCCCAATACCAGATGCATTCGGTGCGTTCCCGCCGCCTGCGCCCGCCTGTTGCCCACCGAGTCTCGCTTCTGCGAATCGTGCTTGGTTGGCTCCATTAGTAATCGCGGCGGCATTCATAGCATTCTGTTGGGCCGCACTAAACCCTTGCTGGCTAGGTCCGGCTGCGAGCAATGCGCTATACGCATTTTTCATAGTGTTGAACACGCCACTATCTGCGCCAAATACTGAGGAGGCTTGAGATAGAAGTGATGCAGTAAATGAACTTTGCTGGGCTGCTGCGGCCCGCTCGCTTCCATGTGTTCCGCAGGCACCCGAGACTCCCCGGCCTTCAATAAACTTCAAAAATTGTAAATCAGTCATCGTTGAAGTCTTATACGTGTAGAACATACTCACCTTTGCTTTCAGAGAACCCTAGCTTGTATACACAGAATTCTGCGAGTGTAGGAGATTCCGTGTGAAAAATAATTTCTGTGAATCCGTTCGCTTTTGCTTTTCCTACTGCATCTGAAATTGCTCGCGCGGTACTCGCCGCATTTCGTTTCTTATCATTATTATCACACCAAGCCGTGACAAGCCGTAACGTTTTGGTATATCTCAAAACACCAATGGGTCCGTTCTCATCCTCATAAACTTCAGAATAGGCCCCGTCCATCGTGTAATGCTTCGTTTCTAAATGCTCGTATTCGTCCTGATCCAACGCCCGCTGTAGCATAGGTAGATCAGCGACTCCTAACGGTCTGTTGATCATGGATTCTCCTGTCTAATGCGTCACTGCGACAAGGTCTGGATCGCCGCCTGTGCGATAAAGATTGCCTGCGACTAGCCCGCCCAAGATAGCCGCTGCATTGTTTGCGAAGACTGGGAGATATAGACTCTCAACTGCTGGAAGTCCCGCGTTCACCCATTGAAAGCCATTCCACACGATCACATCGCCCGGTATAAGACTGGCAAAGTTTACATTACCTTCATTGAAAATTGGCAATAGCCATTCCAAATCACCATTTGACGGGCGATCTGTAAGTACGGCCCATTCAGTCAGTGGATTCGGAGCGATAGGAATATGTTGTAGACCAATTACTTCAACAATTACATCCCCTGCTTCTGCGGACAAATCCCCCCGCAGAGGAAATTCGGCTGAAGGATAACTTTCCCTATTCATTTCACACCCCATCGAGCATATGCTCGTCGTCCGTGTCCTTTACCTACATAGTAGGGAGTACCGTCTTCCCGCAACCACAGATAAGTATAAAAAATCATGCTAGACACTTGCGCCTTCAAGGGGCAAAAATTGGACGGTCACTGTAACGGGCGCTCCCGATAACGAATTGGTCCCAACTACCGTCACGTAGATAGTCGCCGTTTGGGGGTTATCACCGTTCGTAAACATTCTACTTTGCCAAGTCCAAGAAAAGGGTGAAGTATCAAAGATCACACACGTGATTACGTTTTGGGAAATCTCTGGCGGTATTGGATTCCCTGAAGGACGCGATGCGTCAAATGCCTGCGCAGTCTGCGTCCCATATAATCGAACTTCACAAGGCCCGTTAGAAAACATGTTGATAAGTTGCCCCGACTGCGCCATCTGGGTAGAAGTCTGTACTACCGTTCCTAACGACAGAACTCCCGTCGTAATTGGTGCAGTCTGAGTAAGTAGGATATTATCAACAAAACTCCCGCCTGACCCACCCGAACCACTACCACTTGAACCTGAACCACTATTTGAACCGCCCGAAGTAGATGTAGAGACTGCCGTTCCCCCCGTAGTCTTGGCAGTCGTCAGTCCCCTAGGTTGCGGACGAGGGAGAATCCTGATCTTTGTACTAGTAGACATGTTATCAAATTGCCTGAGCGTGTCTGGATCGCTGTTGAATGCGGGCAAAATAAATCGCAAATTGGTAGACGGTCCTTGAGCTTGCGGCACTGTAGACTGTACGGGTGGTGCCGCAATAATGGGAGTATGGGAGGAGAGATTCTTGCTACTAGCAATCGTTTCTGAAAGTGATGGCATGAAACTCTCCTTTCCTACTATTTATCAATCTTAGCCCTCTTGCACGTAGAAGCCGTACAGAGTGAAAGTTTGCAATTCATTGATCACATCCTCTGCGGGCCACTGTACCATTACCTGACAGTCTGTGATCGCCGCTGATTCTTCTGGCATGTCTGACAAATAGAACCGTTGCGAATACCATGTACGGCTAGGCTTCAATTCGGGTGGATCGTTTACCCAATGCTTTAATATCTCAAATGACCCTTTATAATAAGGGAGTGCATCATCAAGAAGTAATCCCAGAACTGCGGGAGACCCTGTAAGGACAGACTTCAGTGTGACAAACTGGAGATTTGCTATCTGACCCGGTTGCACGAGTACATACGAACCAAAGACAGCAAAAGCGGGATAAGGCGTCCCGACGACTCCTGTTCCGGGTGTCAATGACAGAGTAGGAAAAGTAATCGTCTCGGTCGTAGTCAGAGTGACAAACCCTGCGGTTGTCGCCAGTGCACGGCCATTAAGATTTCCACCACCAAGAGTGATACCCGAATATGCCATGATCGTTCCGACCATGTTGGATTGGATACCGTTCCAAATAGAAGTAAATGCAGAACCGCATACCCAATAGACGTTGCCCGCTTGCGCACCGTTTGCGAGTATTACGGATGCTCCGCTTTCGAGAGTGATCGTAGACCCTGCGACGAATACAAAGATTGCCCCCGTGTTTCCTTGAGCATCGAGAGTTATACTCGTAGGAATGTCGAGACTACTTCCACCTTTATAAACGCCCGCAGTGTAAGTATGGTTGTTGGCACCATTACCCGAAGTGCTCAGATCGCTTAGACCGCTTAGCGTAGCTGGCAAACCGCTGTAATAAATAATAGCTGCGGTAAGATCAGTTTGGGCTTGGAGGGCTATGGCGTCGGCATAATTAAACACGCCGGGGGGCGTCAGGGTACTGGGTGGAAAATTCGTGACACTAGATGCATTGTTCGGATAGATGCCGATGTTCCCGCCCGAGATTACAGAACCTGCTCCTGCACTGCCTGTAATGGCCGAACCTGCTAGAATATCAAACCCAAAAGCAGTCCCCAAATGGTTTGCTGGAGGAGTCGCAGGAGTGGACACTAACGTCCCACCATCTGTCGAGGATGTAGTGTCTCTGTACAGAATGTAGTGAGGCGCACCATTGTTCGGAGCACCAAGCAACAGGTGATGAACGCCGGGGGAAGTCTCGACTGCCTTAATAGCTCTGACGCCACCTTGAGCAGCGATAGTCGCGAACGGACTCCATGATTGACCTAGGTCAGGAGCCGGATTGTTGATGAATCTATACCAGCCGTTCATACCATCCGCCACAAACCAACCCACATCTTGGCCGCTGGTATAGCTGGCGACATAGACGTTAGCTGGAAACCAATTCTGGCCGGGTTGCCTATTTCGTAGAGTAAATTGATCCGCGATAGGGACGCTTTCGATTACCCCGCCCGCTGATGGGCTGAAGGTAAGGAATTGGCTATCAGTAGTAAAAAATCCGATAGTAGGACCATTCCAGTCCAGAGCGTTGTAGCTGCTGATTCCCACGCCCGCTGCGTACACGTACGACGGTTCTAGGTTACCTTGTCCATCATCCGGTATCATATAAATATCTGACACCGTGAGAACCATAAGACCTAATGCCGTTGGCACGAGTCTCTTTACAAGCGAAGGCATCTTATCAAAGTTGTCCGGGGAAAAGCCGTTAATCCCATTGCCAATTGGGGCAAGAGGGCCATTCGTCCAGAACACCGTGTTGCCGATGCTGTAAAAAATACGGTTGAGATGATAGGTGAGATTCACTGCACCGGGTAGCGGTGGAGTGTTCTCAAATATGGCAGCGGTCGCTTGTGTGTCCAAGCCTAGGTCCGGTGTCATATCCACAAATCCATTCTGCAAATACTGTACGAGTGGAACAGTGTAAATAGTATTGCCAAACCCCGGAATAAGCAATTCGGTCGTAAGCCCATCCGCCGTTCGGAAGATCGCAACATAATCAGCTTGTGGGTCAATTGACGCAGTAGCTAACCCTGCACCGGGGGCAAACGTAACTTGTCCATTTACGATTGGTCCTGTCGCCGCACTCAACGGTCCAATATTGGAGACCGTGTTGTCAAGGGTGTTTACAAGAGCAATTGCATATATAAATCCCTGCGTACTGGTCGCCGTGATCGTACCCGCAATTATCGTACGAATTACGACATTCCCTTCATTGATCCACTTGAGCGTCCCGTTATCCGTGGTAATACTATTCAATCCGGCCTTGTTCCAAGTAGGGGGAGTCGTTCCTGTTACTCCTGTTTCGATAGCTCCTTCTTGAAAACCGTTGGAATCTACGATGTTCGTTCCGGGTAACGTGTAGTTTACGTTTGGGTACCGCGCAAAATCCGAGACAGGGCCGATGTTTACCCACGTATACGCCGCACCGTCATGAACGATGTCAGCAGTACCAAATATGATTTCTTGCGCGGCGGCATTGTATGTCGCTCCAGCAAGCGTAAAAGCGGGCCAAGCGGGGGCAGACGTTCCGCTAATTGAAGGTAGGGTAGCGATGGTCAAACCATTCGCCTGAAAAAGCATTTCACCGGGGTCGCCGTTTCCGTTATTATCCCAGTTTACATAGTCTATTTCTACCTGATACACTCCGGGCACGGTGAATGTCCAAGTCGCGGTATCCGTAACAATGGAGAGGGGTGGAGCATTTCGGGTGTTCGTGCCGCAAAGATTCTGGCCTGTTCCTACTTGTGTAGGCCCAGAACCGAACCCCATTTTGACAGTTATAGTATGTACGGGTGAATGTGAATCCGTAAAACCGCTTCCTTGATTCAGGGAAGCGTTGTTATTAGTTACATCATCGAATGAGAAAAATGCTCCTCCGCTTTGATGTACAAGGTTAAAAGTATACGATCCTGCGACGGGAATATATATACCGGCTACAATGGCCCACCCACCGTCATTGTGTCCAAAACTAAAATCACTACCTATGACGCGGTTACCCGCCCCGTCAAGGGTATAAACCAACATAGGGGCAGTTCCGCCAGCCGTTGGCCAATTTTGCGTCCGCCAAAACAAAGAGGGTACGGTATTCGTAGATACTGGAGCGGGAGCGGGAAAGGTTTCGTTAAAATACCCCGTAGTCCCATCACCATGGGTATTTTCGTAATCATACGCAGTGATCGTTCCAGACAAATTTGGATTAGGTGTCGGAAAGTTGTTATTACTGCCGGTAGCCAACTGGAAGAAACTCAATACACCACCCGCAAGGGCAGCAATAAAATCTCCCGCAAAATAGTGCGTACTCGCATGCCAAGTAGTCTGGAATGGGGTCTGGATCAACGTCCAAACCGCCGCACCATCCTGTACAGTAGTAGTCGGATTTACAGAAGGGAATCCTCCTAATGCGGCCACACCATTCTCTGTAGTTGCGGATTGCGAGGAAAACGAAGTCACTGTACTTGTAATGGTCGTGACTGCGCCTACTGTCGTTGAAGTAGCGATAGTAATCGTTTGTCCGTTTAGGGCGGTGGCAGTAGTAAGGAATCCTAGCGTCAACACTTCACTCGGTGTGAATGCAACTGAAGGATTAGTCGTTTTCAGGGTTACAACTCCTCCAACAGAAACTGCAACACTGTTGACGTTTACTTTCACTTGCGGAACATATGGACCCGTATAAGCATTCAGCGGGTTAGGTGTACCTGTCAACCCCGGAGTCGAAATCTGCCATAGATATCCATTGACATCCTGAAAGATGCTGGCAATAGAATAATACGTGTTTGCTGCCCAACCTACTTCGCTCCCCGTTGCTACAAGACTCGGTACGAGTGACGGGGGTAAAATACCCCAATTTTCCGTAGGGTCTCCACGATTGATCCAGATAGCGTTACCGTCTACAGTAATACTGCCTTCGAAATTGTTCGCAGCAGAGGGTGCGGTCGTACCCCAAACAGGTACGGTTGATCCCGTTGTGACACCGGGATTTGACGCGGAACCGGCAATAATGGTTACATCCGGGGGAGTGAGTGTATCTGCGACACCACTAAGTACGCCATTCTCGATTTGCAGTATTCCATTAAGTCCCGTGACAGTGACATTTGGGTGTACGTATGCTGCGGTAAGAGTTGTACTCCCGCCGCCAGTAGACACGTATTGTGCATTCAACTTGATCGTCGCACCTTCTAAGAAGGACGCGGCTCCCATCCTCCACGTCATAAACATCGTGCCCTTAGCTTGATTGAACGTTCCGGGCGTTGTAGACGTAAACGGTGCTCCATTAATGCTAGTGCCGAGAGGGCTAGCAATCGTGACAGTAAGAACGTTGTTGGTTACTTGGATTCCAGTAATGACTGCGAGTTGTGCACCGATCAACTGCTGAATTTGATATTGAACCGGACTTGTAGAAGGCACCGGAACAACTATGTACGTATTCATGAACGGGTATGCAGCATTGTTGATGAGAGTACTATTATTGCTCGCCTGTCGAACGAATAGAGATTGATTCCATTTCTTCTGGTCGATCCCGTTTCCAAAATACAACTGTGATCCGACTTCCTGCATGAACGATTGACCCGCCTTAGGGGTCTTTGTCCATACGAGGGTATCAAAACCATTAGTATTAGCATGCAAGGCTGTGACTGTATCTACCATCGTGTCAATTTGTTCGATCTGGGTTCCCCAAGCATCAGACAACGCCTTGCTATATCGAAATTCGTCGAACGAAAGAATATCCGTGTACTGGTTTACTGCGTCATAAATCGGATTGCCCGGACGACGAGCGAGCGTCAAACGGGTTGTGACTTCGACGTTGGACCCAGCGATCATCGCATCGCCAGATGGCCCGTAATATTTCTCTTGAATACGGCTAGTATTAGCGTCACGCAATGGAGAACGATTCGTCCAAAGACCGCTAAAAATTCGGCCCACGTATAAAGGGGTGGACTTAGTAGGCTTTTCAGGTTGCGCCCCGTTGATCGCCAAGGAATTTGGAATATGGTTACCCTACTTTCGTCCTTTATGGAGTTGAATTCTCTGCGTATACGTATTCGAAGTGTGCAAAATTAGACCCGCCCCCTCCTCCAGCACTGCCATGGAAATACCACATGAGTCCTAAAGGTGCGACGGGGAGAGTTGCTGAAGTAGTAGCGACTTGTGCTCCATTTATACTAGCTGTAGCTACTCCGGAGTTCACTACAATTTCAAAGGTATAACGCTGATCCAGAACCGCTGGTATTCCTGTGTCAGTGCTAGTAGATGACCCACTTGCTCCTGTATAAAGAATCCAATTACCGATGGGGTTTCCTGCGGTTTTTTGAAAACCTATAGCTAGCACATCTCCTGATGTGGTAGGATTTGCACCACCAATATTAGAGCTTAAGCCTACAAAGTATTCAGTAGCGGCTGCAATAGCATCGTATCTATATCGTAAGACACCCCGTACTGTTGTTTTTCGTCCCGGATATATCCAATATAAACCTTGGTATAATCTAATATTATGTCCAAATCCCCCACCTATTACTTGTATGGTGGTTGATGCCCCATTACTAGCATCTGGAGGGTTTACAGAAACTTCTATTGCTCCCCCATCCACCGTAGTCAATTGATCATCTACGGGTATAGGAGCAAATCCTCCAGTGTAGTTGACAGTAGGGGCTTCGAACATAGAAAATCTGGCCCTATCTGGTGACGGGATATTGTTACCCGTATCGAAAGTAATATTTCCTGATCCCCCATCAGTAATAGTAACATTTTTCCCTGATATAAGGTTCAACACCGATTGGGAACTATTAGGGGTGCCATTCACCTTTAGAGCAAGGCTATTCGATGAAGATGCTGAAATCTGGCCATTACCCAAATCCGTAAATATCACATTTCCAGTATTCACAAAATCCAAGATTGTTTGTGAACTAAAAGCTGTTCCTACGACTTCTATTGCAAGAGGTTGAGGCGACGGAACCCAACTGATAACATGATTCGGAACCCATGAGCCAACGTCGAAGGTCCCCCCGCTACCAATGACTTGCTGGTTATTCGGCCCAAATGCGATTTGACCTTGCACGGTATACCCTGTGACTTTGTAAAAGGAATTTACGGGAGATAGCTGGTCATTCCCCCAAACGGATTGTGCAGGACTAGATACGACATTACCGTTCGCGTCAAGCTGGATACGAATTTCAATCCCACTACAGACGAGAGAATCGTTTACCTCTTCGTCTGCGGACAACTTCATCGTCAGATAACCATTCGCCAAAACCGCGCCAGTGCAATCCTGAAAATTTCCACCCGTAAGCATCACTTTAGCACTCATTTATTATCTCCGAAATGCGGGCAGATTCCGCCCCGCGAGTTAATAATTTACAGTTTCATCTTCTTGCCAACTCTGTGAAGTAATATAAAATTCTGACTCCCAGACCCATTGGCCTTGAGCAGTATATGCTTTAGCGATGTAAACCGTGTTGTTAGGCGTCATCTGATCGTTCGGCCAAATAAAACCATCCAGATTCCCGTTGGCGTCCAAAGAAAAAGTAACTATTCTGCCTGCGGAAATCTGGGAATTTCCTGCCATAGCATCTGTGTTTAGCCGGAAGGTCACACGCCCAAATGCCAATGGTGCGCCACTAGCGCTCTGGAAATTACCGCCGGTGATGTGAATCTTAGCCATTAGGAGCCTGCCGTTGCGAATCTGCTCTTTGGAGTCTCCCCATTAACGCAACGTTTTATCCAATTGCAGTTGGCACATAGAAGTTGATATTCTTCCCCCGGTACAGATTTTAGAACTTTACGATACCACACTGTTCCTCGTTCGGAGGAATCGGTTCTTCTGCGTTTGGCTCCATCACCTAGTACATGGTCAATTTGCAAACATCGGGAATCAGTACAACCTCTCGTTAGTTGTCCGTAGATATCTACGTTAAGCCAAGCACAGTCGGGGCTGGCACAGCGACCACCAAGGTGAACAATTACCGCCTCCCTTTTTTGTCGGTACTGTGTAAACGCTTCTTCTTTTATTCTTAGACGAATAGCGGGATTAGTGGCATATTGTTCCCGAAGTTGAGCGTTGTGCTTGTCGGAGTATTCCTTTTTCTCCTCAGCAGAGAGTGAAGAATACCAATCTTTATATTGGGCATTATCCTTCTGTTTATAAATCTCTTTCTCTTCGAGAGACATGTTTTCTCTAAAGTTTCGTTGGTATTCAGCCCCTTTGATACGTCGAATTTCTGGGTCTTTATATGGCATTAGGTTTGCCTCGCGGTCATACCTTGGGCACTTTTTTGTGGACCCATTCCAGTTACTGCGTCCCACTGATTCAAGAAAATGTTGCGTTCCTCCTGAGTCAATCCTTCTGCGCGGGCGAGCAAACCTGCGGTAAACTTAGAGTTAGCAATAGGGAATCTTACATCATCCGCAAATGCCCAAATTAAAGCTAAAAAGCCCCAACTATAGATGTACTGCATAAAGTCAGGCATCGGTCCCCACGTCTGGTTGATGCTGGTGATGAGCGGAGCCGCAAGCTGTACGTGTACCGTGACAGGGTATGCCGCGTTTGGTGACGGCATGACTCTGAATATCACGTTTCCATTCCCATCTTCTACTTCCGGACCTACAAACATAGGACGAGCATTCCGTGAATCGAGGGCGAGATTGTTCTGTACTTTCAATTCTACCCAATTCGACGGGGTACGGGTAATATCCAATATCGAAGCATGTTCAATATGGGAGAACGCGGGCGCTGCAATCGTATAATCCTGTGTTGTAGCATTCGTGAGCGTGCCCGTGTCTGCGGCAGAAGCATATGTCGTAGTAGTGACCGCCGCTGTGATCTGTGTTGGACTAGCCGTCAAGACGATAAGCAATTGTCCATTCAGAAAAGTAGCTACACCAACGTTTGAAGGAAGTACCAAATTCCCTTTGGCGAAAGTGTTCACTGTATTTATCGTGGCGATCCCTGCGGTCACCGAAACGTTGGTAAGAGGCGCGGAGTATGCCGTAGGAGAAGTCGTGAACGATAGCTCCTGCGTATTCCACCACCACTGAAACGGCGGGCCTAGGATCGTCTGCATAATCATGTTGGCAGAAGTCAACGCGGGTTCGAGATTATTTCCTATCGCGGAGAGACGGTTGAAGGATAGTTTCTTCGCCCACTCCATCGTCTGCGAGATCGTAACAGTTGAAATTGCCATGTATTATTTCCGTTCTCGAATCTCGGTAGGACTCACGAGAAAGTCGGTAGTAGTGCCACTGGTATTTGCAGGATGGATGTAGAAGTGGAAAGTTCCGTCTTCGAGTCGGTCGATTCGCAGTGCGTGGTCAATTACCGGATACGGTTTTCGATTCCAGTTTTCAGTGAAATAATCAAGCAGTGCTGTTGAGATTGCCATCGGGGAAATTCCTTTTCAGATACTCAATGAGATTTAACAAAATCCCCACACTATCATTCACGTTGCCAAGGGCTAGATTACACGCATGGCAAAGGATTCCACGAACTTGTTTCGTGGCATGATCGTGGTCAGTGTGCCAACCCCGCCCGCCATGTTCTTTTGATTTGCAAACCGCACAACAACTTCCTTGGGCAACGAACATTGCATCACGCTGCTCCACGGTAATTCCGTAGTATGCGAGTTGATGGGCTGCTTTGGATGATCGACGAGAACAAATCCGACATGCCCGGTAAGGCTGTCCGTTCTTTATAGCGGTAAAAACGGTCTCCGGGGTATATACATGTCCATTGGAGCACCTATCCCGTGAACCAAAATGGTGCACGCCCTTGGGCAAGGTGGTTTTTCGTAATTTTGCTAAACGAGCGGTTCTACAAATAAGACAAACAGTACGAAAAATACCATTTTCTTTTTGAACAGAGGTTAGGTTTTCAGGCACCATTTCGTGCCCACGTTTACAGTGTGTTTGTTTTTTGAATGACATAATACAATCATATAGGTATTATGCCCCTAATGTCAAGAGAAATCGTATTCGCCTTTTGTTTATCCTCATCGCTTGTAAGTCGTTGATTCTAAATCAGTAATTCCAGGGACCATACGGCTGACTGGGTGAGATAGGGTTATATGAATAGCCAGTATCCATGCAGTTTTGGGCTGGCACAAAGCCCCAATCGTCTTCTTGATTGGCTCCGAACATCACGGCGTTCGTGAGTGCCTTCTGCCAGAGATTATATTCCATCTCAAACTTCGCTCGTACTTCCTTGAGCGGTGAGCGGCGGTAGCACTGCGCGAAGAAACCTTGCTTGAAAAAAGTGTAAAAATCATCTGGAATCGGGTCGAGCATGGTGCTGAGTGACTTGATGAAAGGCACTCTCATCTGTCCAACGGGCTGGATAAGCCACACAGGTCCTGTCTGCGCGGGCAGAGGGCTGATTCTATATCCCTGGCCTTTCGGATTTATGGCCGTCCACTTTACCGTTCCGTCCGTGACCACTGTAGACACGATGGTGGAATTTTGTACGGTAGGAAAAATCGGATTCAGATTCGTAATAAAGGGGTTTGTAGACCCGCATGTTCCATACTGCGTAAGCACCCACAGATTCCCGAAGGCGTCTTTAACGCAGGTAGTCGGATTGAGTGGCATCGCAATGGCAGTGGCAGGATTCGTGTACACTACGCCGGGGCCGGGTTGCTGTTGGCCTGTGGCAGTTGTCTGCTGGGTCGCTCCCCATGTGCCAGCTTCCATGGTATCGTTTTGCATCCAGCAAATCTTGGCGTCGTTATTCGTCGAAAGGTTGAAGGTAATCAATAAGTCTCGCTTGACGATGACCGGATACACTGGCTTTGGAAATTGTGTACAGCTATAATTTACAGCCGTGCAGCTTTCCAACCATCCTACAGCCACTTGATTCGGGATGAAATAATCCTGTTGCCAACTGTTGATGAAGAACGGCGATTCTACAGCACGGTTCCACTTCCAGTTGAAGGGCTGGCCGTTTGGCCCGCCTGCCAGCATGTTCTGCATGACATCGTTCGCGATAGATAATGCGGGAGCGTCAGAAAATCCGCCAGCGGGAATCGCAGGTGCAAGTTCACCATTGCTACGTGCGTCGTCAACAAGGTCTTGAAGCTGTATACTAGAATTTCCCACGGTTACCCTTTCTGATTACTAAAGTAATGCGATTTCTTTCTTGACAACTATCGGTTCGTCTACTATAGTCGTCTCATGACAACCGAACGGAGCATGTCCGAAGAGAAGCACAGCAACGGGAATGGATATTATCCACCCCGTGGGCTGCGATTCTAAAGAGAGTGCTAGGATGACACGGCGGTATGATTCTCTATAAGCTGTCGCAAGGATTCCTTACTAACGTCTGCTGCCAGAGACACGGCTAATTCAATCTCTCTTTGGGTAAAGCATTCATCGCTCGGTTGTGTTCGACGTGCCGCTATCGACGGCAACAAAGAACATGCCGATAAAGTTATATATTGCTGATAACACAATTCACTCATACTTCCTCCTTGTACGACTTTACGAGATGAGCATTGGCGGGTTGTACGAATACAATTCCGCCCACAAACCGTGCTCTGCGGCAGAGTGTTCCCTTTCGGGCGCTTGTCCGCACTCAGCGGTGAACCAAGTTATCTGGGCTTACGTGTTTTAAGGGCTTCGAGTTCATTCACCCTTGCGACGAAAGCGGGGTTGGTAGTCAGATGCACCTTGTAGACTTCGGCGGGCATCTGGTCGATGTCGCGGTCTGTCAAAAGTGCCACAGAGTCCGCATTGATGGGTTGCTTTGCAGCGACCAAACGTGCCTGCGTATCTTGCTGGCTACGGCGATATTGTTCTTGCGAATTTAGCTGCTGGGGTGATTGTTTCATCGCAGGTTGCTCGATTTCACGTGTTCCCTATACTCATTAGTAGCATCCACCCACTGCTCAGACTTCTCGTCCCACTTGCTGAACTTACAGATTACAGAGCCAGACGAAGTGTTGTTAGTTTCAAAAGCGACTGCGGTGCGATAATCTGCTGCTGCCTTTTCGAACTTCTCGACAGAGAACACACCATCCACAGGAGCCACTTGCTTACCCTTTGCATTGAAGTAGAAATTGTCTTTGACAGGGGGAAGCCACGTCTTACCGCAACGGAGACAACGAACCCATAAGTCACCGTTAATCATCTGGTGCTTAATTACTGCGAACTGCGGACTGTTACCACCCGTGCTAAGCACTTGCAGGTTGCGTTGCGAGACCACCCCGCCCTTTTTATGGGTACAGGCACTCTGCTTCGCTTCGTCTTCACGCTTCTGGGCAGCGAATACCTTACCTTGCTGTTCGCGATCCATAACTTTCTGTTTCTGCTTTGTGACACGGTCTGCGATAGTTCCGCGTTTCTCTTCAATACTCAACTCACGTTCTTGTTTTTGAAGTTCAAGATCGGCCAACTGTGCCCGCTTGATACTCAATTCAATCGCTGCAATTTCATCCGCAGCGTTGGAATAAACCTTCTGCTTTACTTCATCACTCATACGTCCTCCTAGTATTATTTCTGATTGCGCCACGAATGTACCGTGGTATTATACCTTTCCCACGCGGGTGTCATCTTCGCGGGGCCAAAATACTTTGTGATCTGTGTTTCAGTAATCATTCCTTTAAGCAACATCTGTAGCAAACAGGTTCGATATCCACGATGACTCTCATTCAAAGGGACGCCATGCTCATCGAATCGCATGATGCTAAGTTCGGGCATGAACCCTAATTGTACCCAGCAAGCGATCTCCGCTTCTTGGGTACCCAATGCCTTTTGTACGAGTAGAGTAATCTTATCAGCATGTGGATGTGCCCGATACCAACACTTCAGCCCAACCTTATCTCGCAGTATGTTGATGAATTCAGACGAATGTAATATTCGTCCCATACGTTCATCAGCGTCGTTATACTCATCAGGCGCTACAAACTGGTATTCTTTCGCTACTTCCTCATTGCCTTCCTTCCACCGATGAAGTTCTTCCTTCGTCTGGTTGCTGCTGTTGTCCTCATACCTATTTTCGGAATATTCAGCTACTGCTGCCTCCATCTCGGGAGAAAGATGGAGATCAAGGCTATCATCATAGGTTTCCCAAGGCGCTTTTGTTTGAAGACGCGTACCCTGCGAGGCTTGTATTTCTTGTGGCGACGGCTGCTTCATAAACCCCTCCGCAACAATAATCCTGATAAATCCTTAATCTTGTGAACAGTAGTTTTTAATCGCGGTGCACTCATGGGCCTTCCTCCTTTGGCTGGGCTTCCATCAGAGGAAAGCCCGTCGTGCAATGAACAGAATCAGTGTCCGCCGCGAGGATCAGTCGCGGTAACTACTAACGTCTCGCCCGCCTTTCGAACGGTGGGGTTGACTAGAATCCCCCAGGTACCCAATAACGGGCCGAATGGATTCACGTCCATTACAAACTATTTGATGTCAAGTCTGAAACACCAGTAGGCTAATACCAACGCAAAGGTGTAACGACGGGGGTCTATGGCTGCTGGGTCGTTAACAGTTGGCCCAAATCCGGGATTGATTGCTACATAGAACCCGAATCCAAAAGTTTGCATTTTGCTCTTGGAAAATTTCATAACTCCTCCTGACACATATCTATAAACGCTTGATCGTTTTCGATCTGGATATTCTTGAGTCTACGTAGGTCGCTAACGGTTTTCCGCATTCTCCCTATCAACTTACGTTGTCTCGAATTTTCTGTTCGCAATAGCTCGATTGACTCCCGCAAAGCACGCACGATTCCAAGTTCTTCTGGCATATCCTCCTCCAAGGAAATGAAAGGGCTGTATTGCTCTCATCCAGTTATGCATTGTCTGCGTTGTATGAGTACAGCCCGTCTCAACTTTCACGCTGCGGGGATTTCACCCACATTCTTTTACTCTTTTTACGGTATAACGGTCACCTCTATGGGGACGTATATCATTTCCTGCGGATTACCAGTATTGCCAGAAGCCGCAATAGTGTTATCAAACACTGGGAATTGCACTCCCAAAGTGCACTGTCCGATATGTAGCGCAGTAACGAGACCGCTTCCTGATACGGAAGCAATCAATGCAGAGTACGCAACCTGATTCGCAAGGAATCCATTACCGCTGATCGCATTGCTTGGGTTATACCCAGTAAACGACGGATTACCGTATGATTTGTAAACTACTGAGCCGACTGGGGTGTACGTGGTATTAGCCACGTCTTTTAGTACGGCTGTTAATTGACAAGTATTGGAATACGCCACACCATTGACTGTCTTGCTTCCAAGACTCAATGTCAACTCATACTGTGCCTGCGGGTGCTTGGAGGAGGGTACTGCGCCGATACCTTGGCCTGTCGGATATCCGGTCGTACCCTGTGCTGCTCCTACACCACCGCTGTTATTTACAACGTTGGTGCCTGTAACTTGGACGTATGCTGCAACTGCTAGCCCGTCCGTAGGATTGTGTTGCGGATTAGGATTTGCCATAATCTTATTTCCTTTTCTTCGGACTAGCCGAAACTACGAGGTTCCGCCGGTGACCGTACATATCAACTCGGCACTGATACTGTCGATGGGCGTTTCGTCCATGACCGTATTGACATCCGTGAGAAGCGTTCCTTCCGTATTCAGGAAAGTCGGAATCTGGAATTCAACTACGCACTGTCCCGCGACTCGACCGCGAACCGTCCACGGATTGCCGTCTGTGTCATCGACGGAGACGGGGGCGAAGTAAGTGTTACTGTACTTGCCCGCGTTGGATGGTCGATACCAAGTCGGATTGCTGCTCTGGGGGACGTTGTTAAGCACGATTGCGTTCCACCCTGATCCCGATTGACCGGAACCCGCTGCAGGTGCCGTGATGTTGTCAGTAGTACTCAAGGTGACTGCTCCCGTGTTGGCAAGCGCCCTTCCTGCGAGGGTTCCGCCGCCGAGCGTGATTGTGGTGTGGGCCAGAATCGAACCGACCATATTGGAAGTACCGCCAAAGACGCTAGTGAAAGAACTTCCGTTCACCCAATAAACGTTCTTTGCCTGTGCGCCATTCGCCAGAAGAACGCTCGCGCCAGACTCCAACGTGATGGTGGAACCCGCAACGAACACAAACACCGCGTTCGGATTCCCCTGTGCATCCAGAGTGATGGATGTCGGGATGTCGAGACTGGAAGCTGGAGCAGAGAAATAGTTTCCAGCCGTGTACGTGTGGTTATTGGCACCGTTGCCGCCCGTTGAAAGATTGGATAGACCTGATAGCGTTGGAGGCAGTGCTTGGAATAACACGATAGCTGCGGCCAAATCAACCTGAGCCTGTGTTGCGGTTGCGTCTGCGTAATGGAATACACCGGGAGGCGTCAGGGTGCTTGGCGGAAAATTTGTGACAGACGTTTGGTTATTCGGAGAGATTCCGATATTCCCACCCGAAACAGTAGACCCCGCTCCGGTACTTCCCGTAACTGCGGATGCACCAAGAATCGCGAAGTTAGCTGCCGTTTTAAGAAAAATATCCAACCCACCCCCACTACTTCCGACCGTTGCACCCGCGTCGTCAATGGCCGAAGATGTTACAACAACGGACCCACCAATAGGGATGTTGACGGTGTACTGGGCGACACCCCGCGTGTTGGCAACGGGGGTATAGGTTTGCACTACGCCCGTTCCAGTCAATTTTACTGCTGCTGCAACGCCGAGACCGCTCGTAGGAACGCCCCCGACACTTGAGTTACTCATAGACTTCCTTTTCTGAAAGAGCCGTTGCTCTTGTCAATATTTCAGTAAACGTGGTCACAGGCTAACGGCATGCCTGCTTTGTACTCTACAATTTGTTTGCACTTGTTCAAAAAATCTTCTAAAGAACTGGTTCTCTTCATAAAATTACATATCTTACAGCAAGGTACACAATTAGAAAGCACATATCCTATAGAGTTATTCAAACGGTCGATACCATTATAGCGATATGGGGTTTTGCAAGAGGCCCCTTGATATGAATACTCAGGGGCATCTCCACAATAAAAACAAACTCTAGAAGTGATCTCCCTAAACTCTTCGGAAGATAGAGAAAATACTAAATCTCGTTTCATCGCTTGCCATTTATAGGTTACCATCATCTGGTTCATAGAAGCGACCCCGACAGGCAATGTATTATCCCTACTCATCGTACGGGCTTTCTCTTGGGAGGAAAGTCGCCGCAAACAGCCGCAGCTTTTCTTTTTACCTTCTCTAAGAGTCTTTCCTGTACCGATACAAGTTTTACCGCATTCACACTGGCAAATCCAGCGGGAACGGTTGTGTTTTGATTCCGTAGAAGCTATGACCGTTAATAGGCCGAACCTCTCGCCAACTAAGTTGGGCTTATCCATAATTATCCTCAATCCTCAGTATGGGTGAATGATAAGCACTCACCCATACTAAGAATATCACTTTGTCACTGCTTTGTCAACTAGGAGATTGCAGAGGCTGCATCTATCTGTCGCTGGCGTATCGTAGTATCTGGGCCGAGCGACGTTGTGAAGTGCACACGGTAGCTGGTCCATCCAGGGATCAACCCTTCCGGATCGGCTACAGTTGGCTCAGCATTCTGCACGATCTTGCATTCGCTTTATTGTTACCCGTGCAAGGGGATCAGTCATTTCTGCTGATCTCTTACGGTTTCATTCCCGTAATGATCGGACTATCGCACCGCCCAGAAGGGCGTCTTTTCATTTAGTCTCTCACGGTCGCCGTAGCGTTCCGCCTTATTCCCATCTCAGGGTTCAAGTCAATTAGAAAAGATTTTTTAACCTACATAACTTTCATTAAGTAGGACACCGAATTGATGTTTCTCCATTCTCCGTCACCGAATCCGGTATCACCCTTTGCTCCGAGGTTGATGGAGAAGATACCATCGCGACCGAAGATGTAGGTGCGGAGTGCGGTCAGACCTGTAATACCGCTGTAATTCGAGGTCTGAGTGACCAGATTGGTCTGGTAGAAGTCCACGCCCGTAGAAGGCAGCGTGATGACTTCAGTCAAATCAACCGAGACGAGACTGTCCATCTTCATCTGGCCCACCGGAGTGTGCTTCAGAATGTCGATTGGGGAATCGTTGCTGTTGTCAGCAAGGACATCACCCAAAGCGAACGGATGGATAACGCCTGCGAAGCTCTTGGAACCTTCGTCGAACGGGCGCACGCTACGACCCGCCAGCGATTGGACGCTGTTACGAATCTGAGAGAGCGACAGAGCGGTGAAGCTAGAAGTGCTCGAAGCAGCCAGTTCAATTAGAACCGACGCGTCGATGCTCGATGCACCGTCAGCGGTTGCACGCACAAGTGCGGACAACGATTCGCCAAGACGGTACGACATTTCACGAGCAACGTTCTCAACGGTGTTATCAATCGCGGTAGCCAAACTCAGCGAACTGAAGTTCGCGTAATCGGCGTACTCACCGATAGTCGCGGTGGTCGTAAGAACACTGACAGACAACGAAGAACCGACCGTACCTTCCGTGGTCTGTGTGGTGTTAGCGGCCAACGGAACGTACATGAACATTTCATATTGATTACCACTGTTCATCGGAAGATCGAGACGTTCCGAACATGCGACGAACGGTGTTTGTGCCTTACAAATTTGTTATTGTTATCTCCATCACTGGAGTCACATTCTACATGTCGCCATGTAGTTCAGACTCTATCTTTACGGCATCACTGCCGATGTTCGACGTATTAGTCGTTGGGGATGCACCTACGCTCAGCATTGCTTCTTCGTATTTCTTCGCCACTTGACTACGTGAGGAAGCCTTACGATTAAATACTGAGCACCGTCTAGCAAGGTCAAATCGCTTTACATTCATGTCCCATGTTAAAGGAGTTCTAATGTACTCTAAAGCGAGTAGTGCCTGTTCTCTCTTGAGAATTAAATACGGCAATATCTCAAGAATGAATGGTTCACGAGCCTTGCCCCGAGGGGCTGTCCATTGATAACCCGGACGTGTTGAGTTCTTCATGGTGTGTTCATATTGTGCCCCACCATAATGAAACTGCAACCAATCAGTAAGCCGCTTATCGCCTTGATAGGCAGATATTTCCAATACAGGACGATAGACGAATTTATTTTGACGCTTGTCAAAACGCTTCGAGATGTAAATAGATATACATCCTTCGCCGTCTATTATCCCCGCAGCATACCCATTATTTTTGGATTGCATTGGAGCCTTTCCTCCGTCTCTGCTCAAAGAGCCTTTGACGGATATAGTCGAATTTTAAGAACCCTAATGTCAAGGTTCTCACGGAACTTTTTGTCATACCTCTATATTACCACACTCGACGGAACTTGTCAAACTGCCTATCTACGGTTTTCCGTGTAAGTCCTATGAAAACTTTACCGTGGACTGGGGCAAGTTAGAAAGCTGATTCCCGGCGGGCGAAAATGCCATAAGGGGTTTCCTTTCAACAACTTATCGACGAGGACGTGGGGGACGGGTTGCTTCCAACTCGTTCACACGTTTGACAAACGCTGGGTTTGTCATAATCTGCTTCCGATAATCTTCGGAAGGCATATCGTCGATCATTTTCAGAGTCAGTGCTTCCGTGTCGCTTGTTGGCATCGCACCACCCACTGGGGCAACACGATTGTTCAAGCCTGACGGAACATGACTCTGTCGCTTTTCTTGCGGCACCGGAGCCTCGTTAATTCGAACGGGTTCCACTGCTACAGCCTGCGGTTCCGGCTGTATTTCCGCCACGGGAGTCACAACTTGCGGTTGTGGTATCACTGGCGGAACCTCACGCACGATAGGAGAGGAAAGAAGCAATCCGGCTTCTTCCATCTTTGTTTGGGCAAATTCAAAATTTCGAACGGATGGTTGTAGCCCCGTCTTCGTCATCCATTCACAGACCGTGTTAATATTCTCGTTGCACGCATAAAATTCTGGGTGCCGTTCGAGCCATACTTCAGCATTCTGACGAGCCATAATCTGCTTCGTCTGTTGCTGTTGGGTGTTCAATGTATCGCGCAATTGCGCGGGTGGGACGCCGAGCGAAGACTCTAGGAGCCTATCGCGGGCGGACTCAAACTTCTCTGGATCGTTCATATCCTGAGAGATCGCATACCGTTCTTCAGTGGTAAGGGGCTTCTCCTTGAACTGGATAATATTTGAAGTTAGTTCTAGGTCCGTGGGCAGGGCGTCTACTTCGGGCGTGCCAAGGCGAGCCTTGCGTTTTACATCACGCATACCAAGGATAGAATTGCTATGGGCTTTTTGCAACTTCTCAATCAACTCGTCCGGGGTGGTATAACTAAATCGTTGCAAACCGCCAACAGCCCTGTTGTGTTCGTCTACTGGCTGGTACTCGTGCCACTTCACTTTTGTCGTAGGCGCAACTACTGGCGCGGTCACTTCTGGTACCACAATTGTTGTATCCATACACTCCTCCAAGGTTACTGCAACTCAGGTATATCTGTCGCGTTCTCAATCCGTGGTTTCCGGTTGGTGTAAGCGACAATCTGGCACTCGCTCTCAATCTTTTCCATGAGTGCCGTATAAAATTGAGCCACCCCTTTTGCGATGAAATGGGCGGCGAGAACTTCTTCTTGCTTCGCGGGATTGGTATCAAGCAATTTGAAATTAAACTTTCGAACTTGGTCTTCCATAATCCGCTGCATTACTTCAAAACCACGTTGCTTTACGCTTGCGGCTAGAATTCCACGCTCGTCATCCGTCAATTCCAAATTAATGTCCAATCCTTTAAGTTCGTTGGTCACTTTCAGCATGTCTCCTCCAAGAGTTTCTAGTGAGTAGCAGTATCCAACTGATCTGGTGTAAAGGCCAAAGGTACGTCTAAACTATCCGCAGATTTATCACCCATAGAGGTCACTGCAACGATATTTCCATTTTCATCAAATACCCCCGATCCGGAATCTCCCCCAAAAGTTGGCAGAATGAAGTTTTCAAACTGGACTTTTAATGCGGGGTCCAAATCTTTTTCGGTGTCATATTTAATGAAGTATCCACTTCGATAAACATCGCTATTGTGTCCGGGTGCTCCCCAGATATGGACCGATTCATTTGGAATCAGGGTACGTTCATTAATACTGGCCCATGTCTTGAACGTACGATCTACGAGATATATTACATGGTCATTCCCATCAATTATCGCGGCAGCAATGTGAATCGGGTCTTTCTCGGAATCCAACCTGATTAGATTGCTATCAAAGAAACAATGTTGGGCTGTTAAAATAGCGTGTGGACCTACGACAGTTCCGGAACAGTGACCCACTTCTTGATCCCACGTATCTCCTTTTTCCAAATCATAAATCGCGATACGATGGGTAGTTGCGTGCTGTTGCTCGATTGCCGTTTTTGTTACGATGGATGCCATTACTGGTTCGGTTGTCGGGGCAGACAAACCCAAAGCGAGCATGAGTACAAATACAAAAGTTTTCAACATAAGGTTCTCCAAACAGAGCATATATTAAACTGGTTCCACTATTATCGGAGCCTCTGTTCCAGTTTGTACCCATATAGGGGTTGATTAGACGATAAACGGCCCCTATATGGGTACAAACTGGTTCCACTATTATCGGAGCCTCTGTTCCAGTTTGTACCCATATAGGGGCCGTTTATCGTCTAATCAACCCCTATAAGCCTATTCAACGGTCGGTTGCATCCCCTCTAATCCCCCCGTAGACGGAACTCCCTCCACAGATTCCGAGAGACCCGAGGCTTTAGCGGATGCAATCACTAAATCTCGTTTAATACGATTATTAGTAGACTGATCCTCCAACTCCGATTTCTGTTGGAATTTCTGTTCTACGCTTTGCTGCCCAGCTTGTATCTTCTGGGCGTTGAGCGCGGCTGGGGAATTCGCTTTGTACTCCTGAATTTCTTCAGGAGTCATCGGCACAACAATATCATTACCGTTCTTCCACTCGCTGGCTTCCATCCACATCTTAAAGACAGAGAGGAAGTCAACCTTCTTCCCTTGTTTAGCGAGCGACTCTATCAACTGAGGATTGTCTAGGAACTGTGTAAGCATAGTCATGGACTGGGCCATGGTACGCTTCGCGGACATACTCGCGCCCGCGAGAACTTCGAAGTCCATGACTGCATCCCAATAATCTTGCATGCCTACGGATTTCGCTAATGGCTTGCCAAGCACGTCACCCAGAATGTGAAGGATGGTCGCGTCTGACATTTTTGTGAATACGAGTTCGTCCATGATGTACAACCATGGTTTGAACACTTGCTCGATGAAATTGTCCAACGGACCATCGAGCCGTGTCGCGCTCGCGGATGCTTGAATTGCAGCACCACCAGAAGTACGACCCATGGAGGACCGTGGCCCTGCTGAACTGCCCTGAACTAACTGTTGATCCGCTCCAGATGAGGACTCAGTCGATTGCTCAGATTCCCGCAATGCCTGCCAAGTATCGGAGGGCACTTTCGGAGTTTCCATGAGCGTAAAGGCTTCCTTCGTGGGACCATCGACGGTCATGACTTTTCCGACGCTGGTCTTAATCATCTGGGTGAAGTTGTTCCCGTCACGCTTCTTCAGATAGATCGGGTTGACACCATACGACAAAATTTTGAGAATCGCGTTGATCGTACCTTGATCAACTCTTTGATTCTGTCCGACGATGAGACCCAGACCCATTCCATAAAATGACTTCGGTCTGTTCCACCAGTTTGCAGATAGGAACGGTACGCGTTTGAATTCGTTGTCGCCTGCGTATAACACTTTCTCGCCCTTTAGGACGATGATCTTTTGTTTACCATCCCAATACTCAAGCACTTCCAGTTTGGTCATCAACGGATTAGGCGTATTACCGACGTTGGAATCTTGGGCATGATGGACGGCACCCTTCATGTACAGGGCTTGCTCGACCATTTGGTTTGGCGCGGACGGTGATTGCACTGCCCACATTTCTTTTAGATTCGTAGGGAACGTCCATCCCTCCATTACTGCTGGATTGATTTTCGCTTCCTTTTCCAATGCAATACGGATAGAATCTACTTCGTAAAAGTCCATCGAACGAACGTCAATAGCCCACCGCACTTCGCGGATATCTGAGACGTTTAGTTTGGGATCGAGAAGCACTGCGTCCAACGGACGATGTTCAAAGAACGGCATCGGGACGACCTTAGTCGTCACAGTGATTTTCGGCGGTTCATCTGTGGGAATTGTAACTGTCGTTTGCTGGCCGTCAGGTCCGACTTTCTCTGCGATAGCGGCGGCTTTACGCTTAGACGTTGTAATCTCAGTCCAATCGTAACCCCACTTCCAGATTCCCGTACCGAGATGGGCCATCGTTTCGAGGCCCCACTTCGTCTCTGTCTTGAACTTACTCTTATCAAGTATGTATGAGAACAAAGCGGTCTTCGCGTCCGTGATCTCCTGCTTGACGCCGGGACGCGGGCGAAGAATCATTGGCGGGTCATCGTAGAACATGCCCTTATACAATTGTGGAACGACTGAGTTGCAAATTTTCGCAACGGTAAACCTTACAACATTGGGTTCGAGAACGTACGTGTTTTCATAAACCGTCATTGGACGGGGTGCTTGGAATAGAAGGTCGGCATCCACCGTTGTTGCTGCTAGCACCTAGCAGGATAAGTCATTTCTGCTTATCTCATACGGTTGGATTCCCGTATGGTCGGACTATCGCATCATGGTTTTCACCACGCCATCTCATTTAGTCTCTCACGGTGCTTTCGCTTCCGCCTTATTCCCGTTTCAGGGTTCAAGTCAATTAGAGTCAGTTTTTATCTGGCGCAATACTCTTAACGCCAGAGGAGATTCCACTGTTTATTAAGTAGAAAATCCCGTGCTGCTTGTGCAGATTGAACTACAATCCCCAAATGCGTTGAAAGATCGTCGGTTATTTCTTTGATCTCTCCCGATTTATTAAAATTCTCGCCAGTAATAGATGCATTCGGATTTCCGTCCACTACTAGTTGGCCATCAACTAATTCTGGCATGTAAAACCTCTCGTTCCTTCTTTGTCGCTTGATATTTCCTATTCGCTAATGCCGCAGGACTTGGATTTTCGTGCCTACGACGAATATTCGATTCCTCTACCGCGTAAATTTCCCGTTTTTCAGATTCGTCACTGCATATACGTTCATGCCCGAATTTGTCAATAAGCGCCATGACTATCCTTCATTCCACGCCAGTAACACTTCCACGCTCGTTCTGTGAATGGAGAAACGTATTCCTCGTTAGCACACTGCGTGAGATCGTACATCAGCGGACGTATGCCCTCTTTACAATATATCTCAAAAAGTTTCCTAGCCGCAGTCTCATTGATCAATTTCTCCTCCTAGTTATACAGCCCCGCGTCTGCTAGCGGATCACAGTAACTCCCGGAATCTTGTGCGGCTTTCACCGCATCCTGCGTAGACATATCAGGATTTTCCAGAGCCACATTGAGAGCCTTCTGTTTAAAACAGTTCTCGTAAGTGCCCTTGCCATAAATGTGGTCGTATTGCTGCTTCTGCTGTGAACTGATGACGAAGTCAGGAGAGGCTTCTTGCTTCTTTCCCTCCATATCCGCATATGATGAGAACTGGTCAACAAGGATCGAGAGCGCACTCACGATATCATCATGTGTACCCGCTGCGGTTCCGAAGTTGGCAAGTTCCGTATACAGTTCTTCGAGTCCGACCATCTGATTAGCGAACAGCATGCGGTCGTCTCCCAGGTATCGGAGAACAGGTTTTGCCTTCTGATCTTTCGCAGTAGCCTTACTACCCTTACCTAGCGGCACAAACTCAATCGGTACGCGTACACGCAACTTGTCCATCTCTCGGTAAATTTCTTTGCCGAGCCATTTCACGCCAACAGATTCTTCGATGCACATACGTGCGGGTCGCCATTGGTTCGCCACAGATGCGATCTTTACCGGCAGTTCAAATTCGTTCCACTTTCCACGAGCCATGTCAACGATGTAAAATCGGCCCCCATAAATCAGAGCCGTAATCATTACAGTGTAGTCCGCCCAACTCTTCGTCGAGTAAGCCGTATCTATACAGGTAACAATCAATCCTGATTGTGGGAGTAGGTTGGAATGAATCGTCCGACGTTCGAGCAACTCACGTGGGAATTTTACCGTGTGTGCCCGCGTCGGGTCGTTCAGATACTTAATTGCGAATCCTTCAGCATCATGCATCTTGCTGCGAAGGAATTGATAGGTCAGTTGGCCTGGGACGTTGAACCACAACTCGTAGTCCGACTCCTGCATCTCAGATTCTACTTTACCCGCCTTCACTGCGGCGGCGTTCGGCCACCAGCAAGGACGTAGGTAAACTTTCATGTTGATAGGATCACCAGACTTCTCGCAAGCCTTGATGTGCTTCATGTCCTGTCCGTACGTATCCTCGGAATCATACCACGTTCCAATTTTATCGTAGAAGCCGTAAGGGTGAAGCATGGCTTGGTTGATACTGACTTGTTTATTGACGTTGATAATACGATCAACCGTGCGGCTGTTCTCGTTGGTTACAACGTCGTCCAACTTCATGATGCCTGCGTGCCAACCCGATAAGTTCTGGTCTATAGATGCGGCCCAGACCGTAGAACCTGTACCCTGGACGGAACTGGCGGGTGTGTCGAATTCAGATTCCCGACCATCATCCTTATCTAAGCAATGTTCGGAGAACAGAACTTGGAACATGAACGGAGTGTCATCGTCCAATGTCCTGGGCTTAATAGCTTTCTTCGTCTCGAACAGGTTGACGTTTTCTACTGTGCCTTCTTCAAGTCTGAAGAATCCCTTGATTTCAGTAACGAAATCCTTCGCCAATTGCAGCACGCCTGTGAGAATGATTACGGTGACTTCGGGATAATTGATAATCCATTGTACCGTATCCGCCATGTCGATAGACGACTTGAAACCTCCACGAGGTACGAGTAGAAGACGTTCCTTCTGATCTACGTACTCCTGGGCAAACTGCTTGAAAGTTTTTACCGTCGGGTCTTTGTGCACGAAAAAATCGTTACAAATTTCTTCGTGTGTATTGTGGGTCGTCCCGTCAATCCAAATGTACGTCTTGTCAGTAGTGTCTTTGTACTTCTCAAGCAGATGGCACAGCGCGAATAGATTCGTCTGTGCAAGGAAACGATACCGCAACATCCGCGTAGTAGTTTCCGGTTGGTCGTCAATTACGACTTTGTACGCACGGCAAACGTCGAGTACCCGCTGCTGGTGCGCCTGCTTCATCTTTAGGAAACTGGAGAGGGCTTTCGCGTCGAATTCGTCCAGCGACATGTCCCGATGCTGATAATTAGGATCGGATTTGTGTTTATCAAACCATGTCTGTAACGTTTCGACTTTCATACCTCTCCCCCTAAGTTAGCAAGTCACCGGGCTTTGTCCCACAGCGCCTGGACGCCCTGTTGCCGCGACATGGTTGTCGCCGCCGCGTTTCGTACCTTCCGAAACCTTATTGCTGACCCCGACTGGATTTGTTTCATAGTCAGGATACTTGGTGCTGCCTGCTCGTTTCTGTGATACCTGGTTGAATGCCTTGCTTGGCCCAGTATGCTTCACAACCGGGGGCACTGCTGTTTTGTACAGTACTGGTTCTGCTGTCTTTACTTTCGCCATAATTCTCCTATTAAATCCAAATACTTAACACAACGTAAATCACAACACTGATTACCGTCGCCGCGATAATTACGTCAAACCAATTCAAACCCCAGGGTGCTTTCATAGTTTCTCCTTAACGATTCTCCACCGAGTAGCCCAATTTCGATAAAATTATATTCTCGAATTCATAGGACAACACTGCCTGAATTTCGCTGGCCGCCGCATACACACGCGGTCGTGCCCAACAGAATGTCATGGCATGGCAAGTCTGATATTCCAGGAATCCCTGACCCATCGGAACAGCAATCGCACTTGACGGGTCCGTGCGTTTACTCCATGCCGGATCAACCTTGACCAGATCACTAATTTTTGTATCTGGTACAGAAATGACCGCGACGTTACTTGGCTGGGCGGTCAATGCTCTAGGATCGGCAGGATGGTTGGCGGGACCATACGCGCTGTCAGGGAACGAACTAGCACCCAAACGTGTCTGGGCTTGTTTCCATGCGTCCTGCAATACGGCATCGGGTACGTTGGCGTAATTAACAAATTGGGCACTACTTGGAATCAGGCGACTAAGGAATCTGAACCACAATTTCGCCGGAAGTTCAATAAAGAAACTGTGCAGAATCCTAAAAAAAAGACTGTGATATTGCCCATTAATGAACATATTCTCACTTTATCCAAGTCGCGTTTTTGATGTCAAACTTATCTTCATCTGCCTCAGGCAAACCTACCCTATCGACAAATTCACAACAACCTTCTGGGTCTACCGAACGCCTACCATCGGAGGTCATCGGTTGCTTGGATTTTTCGATCATTTCCTTGTGGCCACACGAACTATTTGAAGAACGATAGAAAGAACAATTGCCGCATTCAAATTCGCCTTTACCATCTTCCTTTTCAAAACCAGTTCCGGGTTCACCTTTTATATCGGAGATGTTTATGAGCATTAGAGTTGTTCCTTAGCGACAAGTGCGTCCGATTTTATTTTTGCCGACGCGACTAAAGGCATCCGCAATAAGAAGTGCTCCTGCAAGCGTGGCGTCGGCTTTAATTTCCGCTCTGATCTTGTTTGGCAAGGCCGATACCCTACGATGGGAAATGATAGTACCTGCGAGTGAAGCCCCGGCTACAATAAGCGCGACGACGGTTTCAGTAGTCATCATTTGTTACTTCTTACCATGATTCCAATGGCTCATGGCCACGGCCATTCTACCCATCGCGGCAGTATGCGGGTTTTCGCTGTTTGCAGCCTCTTGTTTCTTTTCCATCGGGATAGGTTGATCTTCCGGAATATTAAAATGACGATGTAGTGCCCCACCATGCAATTTGTGCATGCCTCGGGCGAAATGGGCCTTTTCTGCGGGTGAATGTTCAGCCATAAATCTCCTATACCTGCTCAGCCGATCCGATAATGATTGCAGTAACGGCGACGATAACGATAATTACTAAAATTACGATACCCATGTTAAGCTCCTGCCGGGGCTTCTGCGGGCGGTACGCCCTGCGAGGCGGTCATCTGTGCTAGGTCAGCAGCAGGTGCTGCCTCGCCTTCATTCGGTGTTCCTGCATGATCTTCTATGTGTGAATGAAGCTCGGCCATATCATTCATGTTGTGAGTCTCATCTTCATGTGCGGGGTGATGAAATACGTGCTTCACAGTGTGCTTGCCGTTGTGAGATTTCGTAATCTCCATCCGCTTGATTTCTTTCCTGGCCGGTTTCTCTTCAGTTCGCCCCGGCACATGTGCAAATATATCTGCCATATTCTTTTCCTTGGGCACAACAACCTCGCCCTTGTGTAACTCGTAATTGCCCGTCTTCGGAACGTAGTCAGTACCATGCTTGAAACTTCCAAGTGGCTTAGTCATCTGGTCTACCGGAATTCGTACTTCACCCTTCCGGTCTCCAAACTTCGCACGCTTGTTGATTTTGTCTGGGTTGGCTTGGACAGGAGTAGCTTTCGGCAACTCTGGAGGTCCGCTTACAGCTTTGTCGTAATCTTCAGCGTTTTGCTTGCGTGAGCCTAGACCGCCTTCTTCACGACTACTGGCCCCCATATTCAAAAGCCGTCTACTCAAATCTGGTTCAGGCATACTATCCTTTCGGGGCAATATCATTCCACATCTTTCGGGCTGTGACCTCCATGCCTTGGCCCGGATCATATTTTGGATAGAGAGTAGAAAATATCTTCTTGGCCCGATTGAACGGCTGAGGTAGCTCGCCAATAGACCGCATGAATAACATCGCCGTCGTCGGGCCTCTGCTATGTCCTGCGTTGCAGTGTATTAGTATCTTTTTACCCTCGCGCCACATCTCTTGCGCGAATTCAATACCTTGAAGAATCATCTTCTCTGGTATGAATGCAGGGTCGTCCACGTCGATCAGATTCATCGCCGCATGGTCACCCTCGCGGGCGAATAGATAATCTTTACCCTTCGGCGCACCCATGGTCGTATACCCTAGAATCTCTCGGTGACCATCTGGGCCGTCTTTCGCGGCGGTAAGTCTCGCGTATCCACGTTTCTTCGCCTCGGGCACGTCCTCGTCGCTGCCCACGTATAGATTCGGGATTACTTGCTCCATACGTTCTCCTCATACAGTGATAAACCAAGAGATTTGAAAGCATCTCTAATATGCTGGCGAAAATGGTTTTGATCGCCCTTCGACTTGAATAACCGTGTACGAATCTCCGCTCTTTTAGCGGAATCTTCACCATAGAAACTACGTTCTTCGCAGGGTCTATTTGGAAAAGCCGCACTTCGAATTATGGTAGTTGTGGCATGTTTGAGTTTTCGATTCCTAGAATCAGGTCCTCTGATGGCGCTGAGCACGTCCCAAAGGTCTCCGCTATAAGGCTGTTTTGTCAACAACCGTTCGATCTGGTCGAGGGCACCGCGAAGTGTTTTGGGAGTCACTTGATTGCGCCCCTCAACTTGTCGTAGTATATCTCGCCGTACTTCGCAATGAATTCCTTTTTAGACAGGAACGCGTAGTCCCACGTCAACTGGTCAGTGTGCCAACTGGCAGGGGCCGAAAATTTCTTTTGAGTGTACTGGGTTCCGTTCATATTGCCTCCACAATCTTGGGTGCGTTCATCATACTAATATCGTAGTCTAATCTTGCTGCGGTAACGTATTCCGCCGCCCTAATCATAAGCAGAGGATTCTCGTTCAACATTCCTAGTGCCACATTACAACGGCGGCAAAGAAGGCCGCGAACCTGCTCAGTAATATGACAATGGTCAACGCATTGAATTGGTCTATCACAAAATTGCAATGCACACATGCCGCCCTGTTCATGGTACATTATCTTGTAACGTTCGGGAGTCAAACCATATCTCAATTGACGATTACGTTCAGAACTGTTACACGGTTGTTTCCTACGACGATCTTTGTTTTCCTTATTCCAAAGGGTCGCCCTTTCAACAAGTAGCGCGTATCCTGGTTCAGATTTATAATCTCGTTTCCATCCCGCAGCTTTCCGCTTCGCATTATAATCTTTGATGTATTGCGTATCCCGCTTAGCGGAAGCGGCATTGTGACAGATTCTACAAAAACGATATCCTGTTTTCTTGTTTCGGAGGGTATTTTCAGGTGTAAATTCGTGCCCATGTTTGCAGTGCGTGATGTTTTTCATGTTTCTCCTTGAAAGAATAGGGGAGTGTTCAAGGCACTCCCCGCCATCAGGTAATTATTCTGATGGGATAATCTGTTTTGCTTTAGCCGCTTCTACCGCCGCCATCTGTTGTTTCTTGATGTTCTCTATGAATGATATAAGAACTTGTTGACCGAAGTCAATCGCAAATTGAATGTGGGCGTCGTTGAGACATAGTGCCACACCCTTGTAAGTCCACACGCGGGCGAAACCTTCAACTTGTTTCCTGTCAATCTTAGGAATTTGCATTGGTTTCTCCCGTTGTCGCGGCGTGCCTCGCTTTGAGAGATTCCAGCAACGGATCGGGGCCGACGATATTTGGAATTAAAGTAGGCTGGCCTGAGTCACCTGTCAGCCGTGGGGCAATTACTTGGTCAATCTCCAACATAAGTCGGATCGCTTCCAAGCGAATATCCCCTTTGACTTCGGGATCATAGGCTAGTTTTTTAAGACCACCCATGGCGAAATCCAAACATTGTCCGCGCCTACGCTTGTTCGGCATGATTCCCTCCAGAATCGGACTACTTATATTCTACATCACACGGAAGGCAACTTTCTGCCAACCAAAAGCGCACACGAGTCTTTCTTCCCTGAGTCGAGCAAATGCCTGAGATACGATACCCTTCTTCAAGATGGATTTGATGGTCGTTAGGACTAAGCACCGCATCCCATTCTGGGTGTGAATGAATATGGCCTACAATCCTAAATCCCTCTTTTGCGACGGACTCAGCCACTTTTGCGTACTCGTCCGCATCCCACGAAACGGACGAATATGTCTGTGTCTCATAACGCTTTGGGTGGACGATTACCTGAACCACAATCACATTCGGAGTAGGAACCTCCCCCACAAGGAGAGCCTGTATTTCCTTCGGAGAGTTTCTAGCAAGGGTGCGAAAGTAATCCAATTGAGATTTCTTTATACGTACCGTAGGGGATTGCATACCTCTCCGCTAGAAATCTAAACTACTCGGTCTGGGGACTAAGACTGAGACCAGCAGAAGCTACCTGAGCCGGGTTGACTGTTGGAATCAAGCCTACGCCGGTAGTACTCGTCAAAGTATTTCCAAGCGGTTGGTTGTTGCACACCAACTTGGTCGCATGCTGGACTGTGCCATCAACCAACTTGATGCCGGGTTGGCCGGGAGGTACTGTTCCAAGAATCGTCCCTGAATCGTAGGGGTGGATATTAGCAGAATTGCCAACTACGCCCGATTTTTGATACTGCGCGGCTTCGCCTGCAACCTGTGCGCCTGCGTTTGCTGTTGTTCGTGAAATCAGCAATGCTCCGTCATTCATATTATTTCTCCTTTATTTTCTGTGACGATCCCACCAGTTTGTCACAAGCCCGCTCTTGTCATACTTGATTACACTGTGTTGTACAGATACGGGTGGGACGGGTTTAGAAAACTGTTCATGGCAGTCGTACATCTTTGCCTTGTCATAATTTCCTGCGGATAGTTCCACTGAGATTATGTCGTTACCCACATTCGGGCAGCGTGGCGCGATAGCGTATTTGGATACGTTGATGGGAGAATCGTTGCGAATAATCTCGCCGTTCTTGACTGGTTGAGATAAGGCCATCCCTATCCACCAATCCTCGCACCAATACGTCACTTGTGAATTTACGATTATCCTTGCGGATTTGGCGCTTAACCAATAACCGCCGCCAAAGATGTAGCTTTCTGGGATATAGCAATCCGTACCGGACCATCCCAGATTCCCACAATACATTCCATGATAATCATATTTCTGAAAATCACTGCTCAACAATCTTTCCGGTCGAGCGTAAACATCAATTGAAGCGCAGAAGATATAATCATAACCGTGCTCCAAGGCCCAGCGTAAAGATTCCTTACGCTTGTAAGACATGTAATGGTATCCGTCAGGACAGGAAACCATAACCTCGTCTTCTTGTGGTTTGTATCCTGCGGGTGGGTAAGAGGCCCCTAGTTGCGTCTGTTGTTTTCCGTGGCCCGTGTTTCCTTTAGATTTATTGGCCCAAAAATTAAACCCATCGTTGATATTTTTATCTTCTATGGGATCAACAGGCGTTCCGTTTCCGATAAAGAAACGATAATCCATACTCGGAAATTTGGAAAGGTCTTTTAACCACGTATCCCGTAATGCCTGATGGTCTCCGCGCTTTGCTCCTCCAACCCAACCAAGGAATGCAATTAAGATTTTAGGTCCACGAGGCGCGGTTGCGAATTCCTTTTTCACAGATGCATCTAGCGACTTGCTATGGGGTAGGTCCGGTGGAAAATCTGAAGTAAAGAACTGCCCTTTGTAACTCAAACAAAACTTCTTCGCGATCACGTGGGCATAGTTCCACACAAAGATGTAGGTGTAGTCCGGCTTGGCCTCTAACCATTCTTTAGTTGAGCGAACCTGAACACCTGTGCCGGGGATATATTTTCCTTGCTTAGCGGGCGTGTCGTCTACGACCGCGTCGATGAGTGTGCTATCAATTCCGGCACAATTCATGAACACTGTAGTTTTCGCGGCGGCACCAAACCCCCAAACGGTCTTGCCTTCAGCTTTTAACTGGAGGAGAATTTTCTTCACATCTGTGGCTTTGACAATGGCACGATCCTGCACCGTACTGAGTTTATCCAAACCGTGCTCTTTCATCTCGCAGTGAGACAAGCCGTGGCCTACCGTGACCCTCAACGAACCGCCGAGAACATTTGGCAGATGTTCGACATTCATTATGTTGAGACCGTGGCGATTGAATAACTGCGTCAGAGCCTTGATGGAGAAATAAAACATGTGCTCGTGATAGATAGTGTCAAAATGGCATCCGCGCAGCAGGTCGCCGAGGTACGGAACTTCGATGATGGCGATTCCCGTGGCTTTTAGAACCTCTGCGATGCCAGCTACAAAATCGTTGAGTGTGGGCACGTGCGCGAGGACATTGTTCGCGTGGACCACGTCCGCTTTTGGAAGGGTCTTCGCCAGCGCGAGCGTAAAGAATGACTGGATGGTCGGAACCCCTTTCAGGGCCGCAGCGTTCGCAGGACCGACGGCAGGGTCTACCCCAAGAATGTTTATGCCCTTCTGTTTGTAAAAATCGAGCAGGTATCCGTCATTGCTGGCAATCTCGATCACCAATCCGTCGGTCAGGTCACGCTCGAACATGACCTTCTCGACCAACTGCTTCGCGGACTCGACTACTGGGGCCATGACCGATGAGTAAAACAGATACTCTTTGAACATCGCTTCAGGAGGAACCGTGTCCTTCAACTGCGCGAGAGAGCACTCCGAACAAATGACGACATCGAGCGGGAACCGCTCAAAATTTTCTTGAGGGAAAGATAATAGTTCGTTGACGAGAGGAATCTTGCCAAGAGAAATGACAGGTTTTAGGTTTTCGGAATCGCAACTCCTGCATCTCATACTTTCCTCCAATGTCGGCGCATCTGCTCTGGGGAGAGCGCGTGAATAGAAATATAGTCGTTAGGCAGTGCCAAAGCTTCGTCGCTTATATACTGGCAGCGTCGTGTTGGAGGCGCGATGTAATATCGGAAATCGAAATTAGGCTTTATGCCTGCGCGTTGCATGGCCTCGCCCAACCAACGATCCTCTGCCCAGCTTCCGTTAGGGCTGGAGATAGCAATCTCCATCGCTCTGCGACTCAACCAATAGATTGCACCAGAACAGTACGATCCGAAAGGTTGTCCACCAAAAGGACCGCCGCCACAATAATCTCCCTCTGGCACATTCGCCATAAGTCTGTCCCAATGGACAAATAGGTCATCGTCGATTTTTAGGAGCCTGTCGTAGCCGTTGTCCAGCGTGTAACGAATGAGTGCCTGCAACTTGGGAGTTGAATGTAAATAGTCATCCGGAGCATCTAGAAAAACTTCATCTGGTAGTGGTTGTCGGGAGACAGTTGGCTTTCCGTAAAAGAATTTGTAATCATACGTGACATCTTTCAACCACGTATCTCTAACAGCTTGTACCCGGTTAACCACGGGTCTCTGGAACCAATCTTTGATAAGACTGTTCGGATCGCAATAGGTGTACTTGTGGCACGTAAAAATGCCCAAAAGCGTTTTCACGTCTCCTCCTATCGCGGATGTCTGGCGAACCAGTCTTGCGTCAGTCCGTTGTTAGTATACGGCACGTTCGTAACTGTTCGCCGAGCCGTTCCCCATTTCGCGTCATACAATCTTTTGTTGATTGAATCGTCTTTTTTAACGCGCTGAAACGAAGATGACCATTTTTCTTTGCCGTGGCCGTGTTTCACTAATGCGTCTGCGGTGACCGCCATCTTGAAACCTGCATCCGTGGACCGTCGGCAATAGTCATCGTCGTCGTACCCGTAGCCTGTGAATCGCTCGTCCAAAAGACCTATCGCGTCGATGACCGATCTGCGGATGAGCGAACAGATAAAACAAATTCGTGTACTCGTATAGCGGAGATGTTCCGTCACTCCCGATTGGTCGGCGTTCCCTACGCCGCCAATAATCCTAGGCGACAGTATCCCGATATCGGCATGGGTAGCGAAAATCTTTTCCATCGCCTCGACAGTGTCGGGACTCACAAAACGTACGTCATCGTTCACCAACAGGACATCCCCTGATGTTTGTTTGATTCCTAGGTTGATGTTCCTGCTGTAGATGAACGGGCCTTCTGGTCCTTGGATGGTTGTCCAATCAGAAGGATCAACGATGTCATGACCATCGCGAACTAGCACCTTGTTTTGAGTAGGTGCAAACTTGTTAAGGCTTTCACAACAATCAACGAAGATGTCAGGAAATCGGCTGGGGACTATTATTGAGGTTGGCACGCATTCTCCGAGTGTTGTACTTTCGACCTACGTGAGACAACCGCATCTTCAATTTCGTTTCGGTTGAATGGTGGTTTCCTTTATTCCGAGGGCTGTTTGCACAGGCCAGCCCAATCTTTCGTTTACACTCTGCGGATTGTTTTCGTCCAGAGGAACCATCGCCTCCAGAAGTTCGATTTTGGAGGCATCCTGTTTTCAAATCTTTTCTGCCATAGTACAAAATCAAAAATACTTCGGCGGCGAATGCATCTGCTTCCGACGGAAATTCTTGGATCAGTATTCGTGATTTGTCGGCGGGACGACGGGTAATTTTGCGATTAGCGTTGACAAACGCACGGTCGTCCTTACCCTTCCCCACATAGTAGGGAGTACCGTCTTCCCGCAACCACAGATAAGTATAGAACATTCTTCCTCCAAATGAAGAATCCCGCCATCGGCTGGCACCGTGGCGGGATCGTGTTTGGCACTGAGTGCCGATGTCGGCGCAGTAGGCTTGTGGCCTAGGAGGAGGTCTGCGCCGTTTTTCAAAGCCGCGTTTCTACGCGGTCAGGGAGACTTACTAATGGCTCCCGCAAATTCTGACCATATCGGGGCGAGTCGCACTGTGGCGTCTCAGCCCCCTCTGGTTTCTCAATGTCGGGCGACTTATACGAATGCCTTCGAAGCGCCCTACAGTAGTCTTTGCCTCACGGACGCGTGACTAATACGCCTCGCCCGTCCATTGGACTCGGGCAGAGATTAAAATATGCCGTTTTAAATTGTTTGAGTCCCTTGGTTAGACCTTGGATGCTCATTGGTGAACGGCGAACCAAAAATAAATATTTGTCGCGATTACAAAAATACCGTAATTCTCTTTTTGAGACTACCCGGTAGGTGTCTCTTAACTATAAGAGTATAAAGGCACTTAACAGCGATTTTGCGAGGTCTTCTCCTACCCCGTTGTCCCCTTACTCTCTATCGTCGCCAGAACCATCCCCCGTGTGGGGCGCTGCTCGACCGGTAGAAGTCTCCACCGATCCCCGCAAACGGTCTACCTCAGTCGTTCCACCTACATAAAGCAACTTCTCAGACTTTCCCCGATTTACAGAAAGCCCGTCTTGGCTCAAAAGGCGATTCCAATATTCTTGGGAGCCATAATCCAACTCCTGTAGTTTCTTACGTTTACGAGCCATGGACCCCTTTCAAAGAAGTGGAGGGAAGGGTCCGAGTTGCACGGACGAAAAGACAGGTTCACAGCCTGCTGAGACATTCTGACAGTCACCACCAACCCATTTATGACTCTATCCTATCTGTCGGTGGTTGTCAATCAAAATCCCAGGGTTGACAAGGTATCCAGATTCTGCTATCATAATTATTAGGAGAAAGTTATGAATAGTCATTGTAAACGCGGTCATCCCCGTACACCAGAAAACATACACTTGAATGGGCAGTGTAAATCTTGTACAAAAATTAGAAACGACAGTCCCGAAATGAAAGCATATGTGAGGAAGTACTGCGCGAGCGACAGAGGAAAAGCTGCCCGCTCTGCCGCGAGTAGAAAATTCAAATACAAGTTTACTCCCGAAGATGAGCAGAAGTTTCAAACGATCCAAAACTGTGAGTTTTGCGGACTACCTTTCGACGGCGAAACACCACATGTGGACCACGACCATAACTGTTGTTCGGGTGTATCATCTTGCAGTCGATGCCGTAGAGGTTTTGTACATCGACTGTGTAATCAACATTGGATTCTTGCGCTTGAATGGTATCGGGAGAGAACAGGTGAAATTGATTCTAGGTTAGCCGCGTACATCCTAAAATTCCCGCTTGACAAAGTAACCACACTATAGTAATCTAAAAGATGAGGACAGAACAATGCGTTCCTCATTCCTGAAAGGACGAGATATGATAATTGAAGAAAAAATATACGAGTTGCCTAGCGAGGACCAACATCGGTTGGAAGTTGTCGAAATCGGAGAACTGAAGAAGTACGAAACTTCGTACGGCGTCAAAGAGAAGTTCACCATCAAGATCAAGGTATCGGATGAGAAGTCGAGCAAGGGAGAAGACTTGCATGTATTCCTCACCGTGTCACCCAGCATCGGGGTCAAGGCCACCCTTGGCAAATTTGCCCGCCGTCTGAAGTTGAACGTCCAGGGGAAGTTCGACGTAGAGGAGTTGGTCGGAATCAAGTTCCGCGCTTCCATCGCTCATAACGCTGGAACTGGACAGTCTGAAGGCAAGACGTTTGCCAATCTGGTCATTGACACCGTCGCGCCTTTGACCGCTCCCAAACCACAACCCGTCGAAGAGTTCTAGTAACCAGTCAGTAACAAAAAGGTCCTTAGAGGGGGTATGCAAGTAGTAAATACCCCACCAGGCACCCACAGAACCCCTCCATCCCGTCCTTATAAATCAATAAGTGCCAATTGGCCGCAAGAACGGGATGAGGGGGTATATTCTAGTATTTATTATCTGTAGAAAAATACGAAAGGTGAAAATGACTCTAACAGAAGAAATCAGAAAAGGCGTCGAAGCTCTCTTCCCTGAGGGCTCCCTTATCGAACTCCGAATCCCGAAGTCGTCAGTAGGAACCATAATTGGATTCTTCCGTGATAGGGAGAAGTTGATACCGGCGATTGAGGAATACTCTGGTAAGGTTCCCGCCGTATACTATACGCTCAACGCCCCTCCCCCTGAATTGTATGACAACGCCCAACTGAAAAACGCGGCTGTAGCGGGGGTACATGGTTGTAAGGACGACGAAGTCATGGTCCGCAACTGGCTTCTGATCGACTGTGATCCTGTACGGGTAGACTCTGATGGCAAGCCGTTAACTGACCAGAAGGTTTCATCTACAGACGCCGAGAAGGAATCATCTCTTGCGATTGCACAGAAAATCAAAGCGTATCTCCAGGAAAAGGGATGGCCTCCCCCTGTGACCGCTGATAGTGGGAACGGATATCACCTGCTTTACAATCTCGGAGGTATGCCTTCGACGAAGGAACTGACAGAGACGGTTCATAAGGCGCTCGAACACCTTGCCCAGAAGTTTAATACAGACATGGTGGGGGTGGATGTCGTAGTCTCCAACCCGTCGCGTATTACGAAGGCATATGGCTCATTTACAATGAAGGGCACTGCTACGATTGATCGTCCGCACCGTTTCTCCCGTGTCTGCACTGTGGGTGGCCAGGACGCTGTAACGATTATGCAGTTGGCCGCGTTAAAGCCGACGCAGGTTGTAGCAAAGAAATCATCCATCGTCATCAAGGCGAAGGCCGCTGAGAAGTATGCTACGACAGATGGCCCCGAGAAGATGGAAGAATTTCTCGAATGGTATGACATCGCCCACAAGGTAATGGTTCGAGAGAAGAACGGATACAAATGGCAGATCATCCCGTGTCCGTTTAACGCAGAGCACAATCTGGGAGAAGTCGCAGTCTTTGTCAATGATGATGGTGGGTACGGATTCAAGTGTTTTCATAATTCTTGCGCTGATAATCACTGGCAGGAATTCAAGAACCATCTCGAATCTATCTCGGGCAAGAAATTTTTCTGGCAAACGAATGTCGCAACTGCGGCGGCTCCAGATGCGAAGCCCTCTACGAAGATAAACGTAAAGAGGGCCAGCAACATCGCGCCCGAGATTTTGAGTTGGCTGTGGCCCAACCGAATCCCGTTTGGCAAATTGACTCTGTTCGCTGGTCACCCAGGCGTCGGCAAGGGCATGGCAACAATGTACATCGCTGCATGCGCGACTAAGGGTACCGGATGGCATGACTGTACGAATATAAACGCTCCGTCCGAAGTCATCATCGTGTCTTCAGAAGACGCGGCGGGAGACACCCTCGTTCCCCGTCTCATGGCGGCGGGCGCGGATATGGACAAGGTGATGATCGTATCTGATGTCACTACTGACAAGGGAGACAAAGATTTTTCACTACAGACGGATATTCCCGCGCTGCGAGAATTGTTGGAATCAAACCCAGACGTAAAAGTTGTAATCATCGACCCGATCATGAACCACATGGGTGGACTGAAAGCGAACTCAGAGCAGGAAGTCCGAGCAGGATTGTCACCGCTTGCAAAACTCGCAGAAAAACACAGTATCGCAATCGTACTCGTGACCCATTTTAACAAGAACACGAACTCCGACAGTATCCAGCGCGTCGGTGGCGCGATGGGTATGGTAGGTTCTGTCCGAGTAGCCTGGACATTCGGGGAAGACAAAGAAGACGGCAAGATGAAGATGTTGCCACTTAAGGCGAATATCGCTCCGAACACGGGTGGGCTGGAGTATCAGATTATGCCACACGAAGTTTTTATCAACGGGCAGTATGCTTCGGAAGGCCGCATTGTATGGGGCGCAAAGACATGCTCGTCTGTAGATGCCGCGATCAAGTTCAAAGCTAAAGATGAAAATCCACCGCTGTACCAACTGGCGATGACCTGGCTAACGGAACATCTGTCTGATGGTCAGCCCCACTCTGTCGCAGAGATTATGGTCTCTGCGGAGTATGCGGGGTTCAAAGAAGACACGCTGGAGATGGCGGTAAAGAAAATAGGCATCGTAAAGAAGACGCATCCCGAGATTCCCGGGCCTTGGTATTGGCAGATTCCGAAACTGGAGAAAGTTGAAACGGAATGAAAAACGAATTAGGAAAACGTTACGGGCGGCTGGTTGTCAAAACTATTACCCCTAAACGAAAATTCGGACAGATCATTTGGAAATGCGTCTGCGATTGCGGAAATAAAAAATCCGTTCTTAGTTCCTATCTTCGTTTCGGGGTTACCCGTAGTTGCGGATGTTTGCGGAACGAGGATAAACGTTTGGAACTCGGGGAATCATCGCGTCGTCTCCTATTTCGTTCATATAAAAATTCTGCGCGTAAACGTGGCCATTCGTGGGGATTATCTAAACGGGAATTCTTTAGGTTGGTTGCGAAGAACTGTCATTACTGCGGGGCTATCCCTAGGCAGATTTATCGACCTAATAGACAATCATTTGGTTCGTTCACTTATAATGGAATCGACAGGGTAGAGAACCTTCGAGGATATTGTAGCGGAAATGTGGTAACGTGTTGCACCACATGCAACGTCGCAAAAGGAATCATGCGAGGCTCTGATTTTCTCGCATGGGTACGGAGGGTCTATGAAACGTCTGTGGCTTGATTTTGAGAGTCGGTCCCTCGTAAATTTAAAAGCAGTTGGTCTGGATAATTACGCGCACGACCCTAGCACGGAAGTTCTGATGCTCGCATGGGCTGTAGATTTGGGCGAAGTATCTCTGTGGCAACCGCATCTAGGACCGATGCCTGCGGAGTTGCGTGCGATGTTATTGGACCCGACTGTCCAGCTTTGTGCTTGGAACTACCGTTTTGAACAGTCTATATTTGAGCACGTACTTCACATGTCAACATTGCAATTCCGCTGGTACGACCCATCGATACTTTGTGCTTATATGAGTCTGCCGACTGGCTTGGCACGAGCGGGCGATGCGCTGTCGATCCAGGGTAAGAAGATTATCATGGGAGATGACGCAGGAGTAAAACTATTCTCCATTCCGAAGAAGGCTACGAAGAAAATGCTTGCGGCGGGGAAACCTGCGCTTTACTTCAAGGATTGGGACTCTAATCCCGAGCAGTGGGCTGCATTCTGTGGTTATTGTAAGCAAGACGTGATTGCTGAGAGAGAAGTTCACTATGCGGCGGTCGCAATCAATTCGCCTATGACCCCGGGTGAGTACGAGGCATGGCAGCTAGATCAACGCATGAATCAGACAGGCGTGTGTGTTGATCTAGACTTTGTAAACAAAGCCCATAAACTGGCGAAAGATGAATCCGACCAATTGCTCGTACAGATGAAGAATATTACAGGCTGCGAGAATCCAAATAGCGGGACTCAATTGAAAGAGTGGTTGAAACCACGCCAGTATCCATTTGAATCTCTAGATGTCGAACATATTGAAGAAGCGTTGAAACTAGACTTCCTTTTACCTGAAGTACGAGAACTGCTCGAACTGAAACAGAAACTAGGTGGCTCTGCGTATAAAAAGTTCCAGAGCATTCTTGACCGCATCAGCAATGACGGTAGGTTGAGAGACCAGTTCGTATATCATGGGGCGCACACGGGGCGGTGGTCTGGGCGTGGTGTACAGCTACAAAATCTTTACAAGCCAGACAAAGCTGCGTCGTTAGTCGCAGAAGCAATCATCGCCGCGATTCGCGCAGAGACGCTCGTGTCGGGCATGTTCCCCAACTTAGATGTAATGACGTGCATCGCGTCAACGATTAGGACTTCGTTCTGTGCAGCACCCGGCAATAAACTTGTCGCAGGTGACCTCGCGCAAATCGAATCACGCGTGTTAGCAGCACTCGCGGACTGCCAGACGATGATCGACGCTTATGTGAGCGGGTTAGACCTTTACAAAGATTTCATGTCTGATATTTTAGAGAAGCCAATAGATCAGATTGACAGTGACGAGCGAGCGCACGGTAAGATCGTAATTCTTGGCAGTGGCTTTGGAATGGGCGTAGACAAGTTCATTGATTATGCAGCGACGTTTGGGATCACACTTTCGATGGAAGATTCCCAGAAATATATTTATGGCTTCCGCGATAAGTACAAAGAAATTCCGCTATACTGGAAGGCGCTAGAGAACGCAGTAAAAGAAGCAGTTCGGTATCACAAATGCATTTATGTCAAGGGTGTTGTCGTAGACGGTCGTAACCCAAGAGTACTCAAAATCAAGTTACCTTCGGGCAGGTACATCCATTACTTCAATGCTCGATTGGTGAAGAAACAGAAGTTTGGCAAGCTGATGGAATGCGTCTGCTATACCGCTTATGACTCGAAGGGCGCTCAAGAGAAAGACCTTTACGGTGGGCTGATCTGTGAGAATATCGTTCAAGCTGTGGCTCGCGATTTGATGCTGGAAGGGATGCTGGAAGCTGAACGGAAAGGAGCAACCATCGTTGCAACAGTTCACGATGAAATTGTTTGTGAAGTTCCTGTTGACAGCACGTTTGATCTTAAGGTACTATTGAAGTGTATGATAACAATTCCTGAGTGGGCAATGGGAATGGGGTTTGTGTTGGCGGCAGAAGGTTACCAAAGTTCGCATTACAAGAAGTGAGGGCGAATGAAATCCGAACAAGTGGAGAAGGTTTACAAAGCTGGATGGCATGCTTGTATAGCAATGGCGGGCCTGTACGAATACAAGACCCACAAATCGTTGATTTCAAAGATTCTGGCAGTCGGCCTAATAATTTTCCATACTGACGCAGCAATCTGTGACTGGCGGGGCATCCCTACCACGCCGCAAAGATTTATAAAAGAATGCTTGACAAGCGGGCGTAAGCCTGCTAATCTGTGAATGTGTAATCAGAGCGATGCAACAAGTAGGCGGGCGTAAAGCCCGTGAGTCATGGATGACGGTGATGTCGTTCAACCGACGGTTCACCACGGTAAGCCACACCAAATAAGGGGCGTCTCGCTTGACTGGCTCGTGCATCGCTCTGATTACGCCGTAACATAGGAGGAACATGACACTGTTTACCGTTCTACTCGCGGCAATCACTCGCAAGGTGCGAGCCGTGATCGCAGAGTACCAAATACTTGTCGCGGAAGTGCGGGCCACTGAATCAAAGCTTGTCCAGTCGGCCCAGATCGAAGCGGCGAAAATTCTGGCAGAGGCCAAGGCTGACGAAGCGCATCTGTTGGATTTGGCGCGTAGCATCGTAGTAAAGGCAAGGGCAGAAGAGAAGGCTGTTATCCAGGCCGTCGAAACCCAGACCAAGAACCTTTACGAAGACGTGATTAACAAGATCGCAAAGTTGTAATTGGGGAGACGTGCACGCTGTCGGTTATTGCATACGTACATGCAATTGGTGGAGGGCGTGAAGCTGCGCCCCTAATTTTATGGAAGACATGGACAAAGTCCGAAAACGACAACGTGAATGGGTCGCAAAGCGTAGGCAGGAGTGGTTTGCTTCAAATGGGCCTTGTAAAAGTTGTGGGGCCGTTGAAAATTTGGAACTCCATCACGTTGATCGTTCGACGAAAGAAGAACACAGAATTTTCTCTTGGGCGGTAGGCCGTAGAGATGCGGAACTGGCTAAATGCATCGTACTGTGCCACGATTGCCATGTGATAGAGACGGCGGGACAAATAAAGGAATTTCGTCCCGTCAATCACATACATGGCCGACAAACAGAATATCGTCGTGGTTGTCGTTGCGAACTTTGTAAAACCGCAAAGCATAAAGCCATAAAAGATGAACGTATGAAGAAACAAGCAGCGGTTGTGGACGGCGGTTCGAATCCGCCCATCTCCACTGAGAGCACGGTATGCGTGCTTTGAGTGGGGATGAAAGGCATTCGACATGGCTGATTTGTTTGTTTTGGACGTTCCGTGCTGACGTGGCACACGTACTCTAGACACGTAACTATCAAATGCTACCAAGCCTTTGACTTTTGCAGCCGCCGCAGGGCGCTAACTGCTAACGGGTCTGACCCACCTAGGAACAGAACGGGTCTTCCTTTGGAGGAACTATGAAAAAGATGTGTACAGCACTTCTTTTGGCACTGGCGCTAATTACTGCTCCCATTGCCTTCGCAGATGAACCGCCCGCTGGCGTACAGTCCAATCAGGTTGGCAACGTCGTTCACTTCTCAGTATACAACAATTCGGGTTCGACGATTTGTATGTTTCCCTACGTACAGGAACAGACTAATGTCTATGGTTCCGTCGTCTCAATGATCCAACTGGAACCGGGCGAATCAGGAGTAAACATTGGCGCGTTCGCGCAGGCCAACCCGACATATGCTTGGTCAATTCGTGTCGGTTCAAAGTATCAGACAGGGACATGTGCATAACTGGGGCCGTACTCTTTCTTTAGTAATGGCGAGCGAAGACCTAGTTATCGCCCTTGTGTACATGTACCAAGGTAACTTGCGAATGTGCATTTACTGGGGAGCGGCGGCTGTAATTTGTGCCGCAGTCGCGAGGTAGGAGGAATCATGAAAGTTACCGTTGTTCCAGCATACGTAGGTCAAAAACACACTGTGAAATTGACACAGGGCGTGCAATCTTTTCATCTCGATTATCAAGGAACGAAGACCGATTGTCTTTGGTACGCAAAAATGTTTCGCACGGCTTTACGAAATCACGATGCCGCTGTAGCTCAGTCGGTAGAGCGCCTGCCCTGTAAGCAGGATGTCGGGAGTTCGAATCTCTCCAGCGGCTCCAACCCCTTACAACTTCACGGAGCCAGTCTGTGACTGCTTTATACAGCGACCATGACCATCTCCCTGAAGGAAGCAGCTAATGCCCAAACTTAAGGGTGTGCAATTTCTGTATGGGATACTTGGAGTCGTCAGCACTCTTCTTGCTGCGGTAGGTTTTATCGGGTTTGCCTTTAGCGTTGGTGCGTGGGATATCGAAAGCGCGGTAGTATGCGGAGTCGTCTTTGCGTTCTTCGCCTTTCTCGCAGGCGTATTTGGCTATCTCATGGAGAAGTAATGGCAATCAATCCGCCACTGATCACCAACTCGCTAACCCACTTGAATCAGTGGGTGAAGATCGCGTCAGGCGACCGTGTGAAACTGACTGGTGGAATCTCGCTATCCGTGAATCCTCTCGCGACCAACACCGGGTACTTCGTCTTCAGGTGTACAGAGTGCGCGGACAACTGGCACGTCGGCCACGAGAATTTTCAGGGGAACGTGCAAGACCCTGCCGCGATAACAGTGCCGTCTGTCCTTTCTGATTGGGTCAAGAAGCATCGGCACGTTTGCAAGAAGTTCAACAACCCGCCCGCGACGAGCACCGGGGTATGTCAATCCTGCAAATGGCCGTACGATGCTCACGAAGAATCGTGGTACATTGGCGGCGAGGTCAAAGGGATGCCTGTGGCCTCTGGTAAACAAATTCAGATGTACACGTACAGCACTGAGGGAACGGTGGGTACGGCGTCTTTCCTAAAACAGTTAGACAAAAAGAATTTCTCGCCGAAGCCTGCGGATGCATCAATGACACTGCGACAGTTTACGGGACGAAAATTCAGGGACATCGAGGATATATGCGAATCACCGGATACAAACACCGAGAAGACTTCGAACGTGTGATGGAAATCAATGACGCCTGTTATTCGGGTGTTTACCGTCCGCCACGTGAAACTATGACAGACATGATTAGCGTGTCAAATGTTTTCGTTGCCAGGGTAAACGAAAAGGATTTTTCGCACTCGTTCCCTGAGGATTTACCAGACGAGGATTATATCATCGGTTTCGCAATCGTGCGGAACGCGTTCCAACCGTACATCTGGAATATCGCCGTAGACCCAGCGTATAAAAATCGTGGCGTAGCAGGCAATCTTCTCCGCGAGATCATCAAGAGATATACGCTGGAGAAGTCTACACATATTACGCTGCACGTAAATGTGGAAAATCCCGCCCAGCGACTTTATTTTGATTACGGATTCCGGGTAGTCTTTGTCGAGGAAGATTACTTCGCACCAGATGACGGGCTACTGATGAAGAGGAGGCTCCCGTGAAGATACAAGACGGGAACCCTGTTGAGAATGCCCGCCAGGAGAAGATGTCCTTCGTAGATACAGACCCCCATTACCAAGATGGTGTGCCGTACAAAGTTACCTATGAATCGAGCGGGTTAGTTACGGCAGAGGCACCCGTCAAGCCTAAAGTGGTAGACGTGACCATAGGAGAATATGTCGATTGGTCCGTACAAGACGTTCTCAGTGGCGTCGTCTCCTGCACTGAAAAGCATCAAGATTTCGCCGCATTCGAAGGCGGGAAAGGCACTGGTGAACGAAGGTAACGTAAACGGGGTTACCGAAGTCACAAAAGAACCCTTGGCAGAGGGACTGTATTTAGGTAAACTAGAATCAGTAAAACCACTTGCAAATTCGGGAGGAGACAACTATGACAAAGTACTTGCCACGATTGATTCTGTTTCTGATTTTGAGCCTGACGAGTCTTGGATCGACGCAGACAGTGTATGCTGCGACTGTACCTGTGGGAACGGTTAAACTGGCGGAAGCGATAGCGCGGGCAGAAGGGTTCTACGTAAAGGGTTCGATCCCGAATCGCCTATGCAATCCGGGCGACATTCGCTCACATTCATCACATGCTTACCCCGGCCAGATAGGTCTGAGGCATGGGTATGTCGTCTTCAAGAATAATCGCGCAGGATGGGCGGCTTTGGAGCATCAGATAACAAAAATGGTCGAGGGTCGTTCTAGACTATATGACGTCAACATGACGCTAGCCCAGTTCGGCAAAAAGTATGCCGAAAGTCCGATGTGGGTCAAAAACGTGTCAAGTATTCTTGCGGTAAAACTTGAGACCCGAATGTGGGAAATTCTGGATGTTACCTCGTACGACGCATTGGAAGGAATTGTATGACTGAATCGGCAAGAATGGACGTATTTCGAGAAAAATGGTTCGCTTCTGATTATCTCGATAATGGGAAGAGTTGGGGAGTAATTTCCGCGACAAACGTGATCGTCATCGGTCACTCTATAGGACTAACGCAGGAAATCTGCCTAACAATCGTTAGATACCACAACGATCAGTTTGGCCTGTAGGTACGCCGACGTATCTTCGTTCAGCGGCATCGCGAAAATTGAGGCTGAGCGTCCACGGAGCCTACGTCGGAATGGGGTGTTTATGAAACAAACTCACGTGATCCGGCCTTGGCAGGAAAACGGCGAACAAATGCACATGTTCCAAATTAAAGTCTTCTGTTATGTCTGTAAATATTGGAATACTGTCCCCGAGGTAAATATAGGTGACCCCGTACAATGCGAGACGTGTAAAGTAATAGGCAACCTTAGGAAACGCAGTTTTGGACTCTTCATCGGCCCCCAGTCTACCACCTAGGGTCCTAGACCTTCCTATCATCCTATCATCCGGAGGCTCATATAAAAAATATACCCGCGCCCGAAGTCCCAAGCATGTGGTTGACCTGAAGGCAGAAGTCGCGGCTGGACGCATCTCCTATGTACGACGTACCCTCGGTACCTACAGGCCAAACTGATCGCGAAGGATGGGAACCGATGCCGACGCGAAGTCACTTCATGAATTTCAACGATATGAAAGACGGGTCCTGAAGATGGACGACCGTCCAACTCGCGGATAGCGACGAACTTCGCGGCATCCATTGACGCGAAAAGCTCACGGCACTCATCCCCTGTCTCATCCCCTGTCTCATCCCCTGTCTCATCCCCTGTCTCATCCCCTGTCTCATCCTGATACGGGAATCTTCCAAAAAATTATACCCCTATGGAGCGAATAGGAAAAGAAGGTACTTAAGTCGTTTGTCTACAATAGGTTAGATTCCCAGATTCCTTAAGACCGCCGTGGCCACGGCATGCTCCGCAATACCGCGCAGGGGTGGGGGGACTCCCTGGACCCGCCTTGGAAACTAAAGTACTGACCCCCTGTAAGTCATTGATTCCAAACAATTTATCTGCTATATAATAGATTCCTAATTGTTACTACGTAATCTGGGAATCTCTGAATCTGGCAATCGAATCGCTAATGATCCGTTCCCGACCCGTACCCGTGCTAAGTCTTTTGTTTGCACTATGCAACAATATAACATACGGTTGCGATTCCCAATATCCCCAACAGTTGTCGTTTATCTCACAATGAGACAAAGAGCGGATGAGCCGGCCAGATTCAGAGATTCCCAGATGAGCCGGGGAATCCGGGGAATCAGGGAATCGATGCTAGTGTACTAGTCGAGTACGATTTTCATTGACATCTTCTATCGTATGTGTACACTGTCACTATGAAATATCTCTCGAAAGATGAATTGCAAAAGATGCTAGACGCAAGTGGCCCGCTTGACCGGCTATTCATTCGGATTACATTCAACCACGGTCTCAGGGTTAGCGAAGTACTCGCGTTGACTGCTTCCAATTTTATAGACGGTCATATTACCGTTCAACGTCTAAAAGGCTCATGCAAGACTACACAAAAGCTATTGCCCGATGAAGTGTATGGCATACAAGAGTTAATCGCTTTGCGTGGCCCGGATTGTAAGCTATTTCCGTTTGACAGGACTACGGCGTGGCGGCATGTCAAGCGTATCGGGTTAGCTGCAGGAATTGAGTCATTCAAGTGCTTTCCGCACGCACTAAAGCATACTACGGCGAAACGAGGGTTAGCTGGCGGCATGACGTTGCCCGAATTGCAGACTTATCTAGGCCACAAGTCTGGCAGTAGCACCATGGCGTATCTGCGCGAAGATGACGAAACAGCGAGTACGGCTTTTGCATTTGCAGTGGGTAAGTGACTAAAGTAACAGACATAATTTGTTGCCCGAATTTGTCACTTGCCGATTTTTGACTGTACATATACACTGTAAATGCATGAAATTTTCCGTAAGTTATTGATATTCAGGATGGCAACCGGGATGCATAGTAAACAGTATGACAAACGAAGATATTGACAATTTCGCGTTCGGCTTTATAATCGGCCTATTGCTAATCATAGCTACAGTTGCCCGATTTTAGCTACTGTACGCAGTACAAAGGGAGAATGAACCATGGCGATATCAAAGCGTAACAAGGGCACGGGACAGATTGAATTTCGGTACCGTGAGCAAGCGATGAAAGCGGAACATATTGTCCGAAAATCTAGCGCTGTACATACGGGCGACCTAATTGACAGGCTTACCGCATTGACCGATTACCTAGACAAAGCGGACAGGGAAGCAAATGAGACTATTGACCAGTTGGAGCGATAGCACCTTAGTGCTCTTGCCCGATTTAATTTGTACGTGTACACTGAAATAGTCAATTAGATTCCCGCCCTATAGGGCTAGAGAGCAATATGACAAAAAAGCATTTCATCGCACTAGCAGACGCCATCAAAGGCGAAAATCAATCTGACCAGCTAACGGGTACATCGCTCGCATTCAAGGAACGAACTCTTCTTGCACTCGCAGACTTCTGCGAATCCCAGAATCCAAACTTCAATCGTGAGCGATGGTTATCCTATATCGCGGGCGAATGTGGCCCGAATGGTGGCCGCTAATGTGGCATATCGAAGGTCGCCGCTGGTTTCAAAAACGTACGGAAATACCTATCATTCCGTGCGAATCTTCGAGGGTAATTATTTACTAGTCACACTGCCGTATCAATACGGCTATGGTGATCAATTTCTACAGACCGCGCTTGATTGGCTCAAGGCTAAGGGCCATGTGTCCAAAGATGCAAAGTAAAGTAGCTTTCAGATTCACCCGGATTCGGGCAGGAGCACAGCATGTCAACACGTTCGCAAGTGAGTTGGTTTGACCGACACCGACAGGCAGCGCGGGACACGATACGCGAGAGCGACGGGTGTGCTATCGGCCTGGTATTTTTGCTGTTAACAATTGCTTTGGTACTTGCTATTTTTGTACAGGTATAGGAGTCGGGATGACGCTCAAGCAGTTTGCCAAAGCGAATTTTCGGGATGCACTAGAAGCGTACCGAACAGCCTTGCGGTCGAAAGATTCGCAGGCCATCATCGCAGCCAGCGTCATCCGCCAAAGGGAGGTACTATGATTAGCAATCTGCGCGAAGACGAACAGCACAAGCACGCGAATGGCGGCGGCTGGGTCGCCAATACCGCACGGGTGGCCGCTACGGTCTTCGTAGGTCCGCACGCGCTTGTGTACGGATACGCTGAATTGCGGGACAGGGTCGCGGTCGTAGACGCTGCGCAGGTAAGCGGGCACGCTGTGCTCACGGGCGATGTAATCGTATCGGGCAACGCTTGGGTAGCAGGGACGACGAAGGCTTGCACTGGCCGCATCTATAAGAACGAACGCAAGATTGAAAAGGCCGAGAGGATCAGGTGAAAATCGTACCGCTGTCGCAGTCCAAGTTCGCGTTGGTCGATGACGCTGATTATGACGCGGTAATGGCCGCAGGCCCGTGGTACGCGCTACA